CAAGGTAATTTCTGTTGGCGCACCACCTTCAAAACTAGTCATAAAACCATTGTGTCCATAGTCTACTTTCATATCAGTAAGAACACATGTGTTAAGTTCATTCAACCAAGTGTTTTTCTTATTGTCGTATCGATATTCGATTTGAAATTCTGAAGGATATCTTAAAAATATTTTTTCTTTTTCTGGGTGCATGTGATATTCTAATTGATATAAAATATCTTTGACAGTTGCAGATTCAGCGGCAGATTTCGGAGCAAATTTAAATTGCATCGGAAAACTTCTGAAGTTCATGGTTTTAAATAATTGTTCTTTGAAGGGGTTTTCTACTTTTCTAGTAAATACTTGAATGCCATCGGAAACTGGAAGATTGATTCCCAATTGTTTTCCTATGTTAAATATAGAAGCTAACTGTCTTGTTGCGTACTCAGAGCCCGTCCCAACATTTTTAGAAATGCTTTCCAACACATCATTCATAGAAGCATCTTTTCTAAACTGTTCTATAGCTGCACCAAGAAGACCAAAATCAGTAGCATCCCACTGAGCAGAGATTCTGTTTTCTGGTGCATTTGTCATGGCCAAAGTAATAGTACCAGCAGCGGTTGTTCTTCCTTGACTGAAATTCCTCATAAATCCAGCAGCAGCCTCGCCAGCGGTAGCAACAGCAGCATCTACAACACCCAATCCACCACCCTCTGCACTTGTTGCAGCATTGAAATTACCAGCAGCACTCTCTGCGGAACTGGCAGCACCGGCAGCACCATCAGGATTAATTCCTCCAGTGCCGCCTTTGTTAGTCCTTATGGAAATGTGTACAGTATGCAAGTAATTTCCACTGGCAGCATCACTCGGCCACTGGTGAGAAAAAAAATCAGTTGCAGTACTTTCTACAGTATTTCCAGTATCATTTCCAACACTGCTAACATCACCAGTACCTTCAGCGGCACTGGTTGATGGAGTTGTTGATACTGCGCCTGGAGTTGTATCTGGCATGATTGTATTACCTAAATAGTTATTTGGTTATGGGACTATTTATATGCCTTATAGAAAAGATTTGCATCAAGGACGATTTATTCCTAAAAATCCTAAGAAATATCGTGGAAATTCTAACCAAATCATATATCGATCTGGATATGAGTTGAAATTCATGAATTGGTGTGACATGAATCCAGATGTTAAGTTCTGGTCTTCCGAATCAATAGTGATCCCCTACAAGTCTCCTTTAGATAAAAGAGTACACAGATACTTTGTTGACTTCTACGCCAACATCAAAGGAAAGTCATATCTAATAGAAATCAAACCCTCTAGATTTACAAGACCACCAGAACCAAGAAAGAGAACAAAAAAATATCTAGAAGAAGTGGCTCAATGGGGAGTCAATGAAGCCAAGTGGAAATCTGCAAAAGAATTTTGTCTTGATCGGGGGTGGGAATTTAAGATAATCACAGAAAAGGAGTTGGGAATCTCTTATAAATAGTGTTCATGGCAAACCCATTTGAACAAATAAGAGCCAATTCTAACGATCAATCAAAATCGTATAATTGGTACATGAACCAAGTTAGGAACGTTGCGAGAGGAATTAATAATCCTAGTACAGCGATGTCTTCTAGCATTGCAAAAAGACAAGGGTCATATGACATCGGTTCTATGTATTTGTTTAGATATGATGCAAAACACAAAAGTAAGTTGCCATACTTTGACGCATTTCCTCTGTGTCTACCATTTGAACCAACCAACGATGGTTTCTGGGGAATGAATTTACATTATCTACCATATCTTTTACGAGCAAAACTGTTGGGCAAATTACTGGAAACCATGAACGATCAGAAACTCACATCACAGTCTCAGATGTCATACAATTGGGATTTGTTGAGTAGTGCGGCCAGATTTCCAGAAGTAAAACCCTGTGTAAAAAGATATCTGAATACTCAGATGCGTAGTTCTTTTTACAGGATCGATCCATTGGATTGGAAGGCTGCAATCTTTTTGCCAGTAGAAGATTTCAATACTAGTAAGAGCAAAGTATTTTCAGATTCTAGAGGAATAATGTAATGAGTCTTAGTAGATTCTTGGGTCACGTTCAAGGAAACGACTTAGCAAGAGCAAACAGATTTGAAGTAGAAATTTATGGGCCTGGTAGCGGAAGGTTGCCATCACTATTATGTGAAGAAGCTCAGATACCAGGCTTGCAAGCACTGTGGTCTCCAACAAAAATAGGAATGTGGACTGAAAACAGAGTTCACGGCATGGAATTTTTTGGGGAATCAGCTGCATTCACTTTCTATTGCGACACGGACTGGAATGTAAGATCGTATTTTGAAAACTGGATGCAACAAGTAGCATCTTTTGAAACCAAAGAACCAAAATATCAAGACACCTATGTTGGGGAAGTTAAAGTAAAAGTACTCAACAGAAGAGACAGTGAAAGAAAATCTTGGACTATGAAAGAAGCCTTTCCAAGACTATTGAATATTATTCCAGTAGCTCAGGGTGGCGATGGCATTGTAAGAGTGACAGTAACGTTTGCATTTAGAAGTTGGGAAGCAGGCGGCGGTGGCGGTTCAAGTATTGCGGATATTTACGACACGATCACTGGTGGTGGAAACGTGAGAGAGAAAATGAGAGATGTATTGGACAAAGTTTTTTAATTAATTGGAGTTTTTAAATTATGGGATTACCTATTACAGAATACCCGCTAGTTGAGGTTTATGTTTATTCAGAAAAAAAGAAGGTCAATTTCAGACCATTTTTAGTAAAAGAAGAAAAACTATTAGTATTTGCAGCTGAAACTGGTGAGGCCATGGAAATGATAAAGGCCTCCCAGCAGATTGTCACCAACTGTTCTTTTGGAAAAGTTAAGGGTGATGAGATACCAATTTTTGACATGCAAAATATATTTCTTGAACTTAGAAAAGCTTCTATAGGAACAGATATTGAAGCGAGGTTTGGATGCGGTCATTGCGAAAAGAAAACCAATGTTACAATTGATTTAAACAGGTTTAAACTAAAAGAAAGTGAAGATCATTCTCCAATTGTAAAACTAACAGATGAAATGTCTGTCGAAATGAGGTATCCGAAATCGGAAGAACTCAAAGAGATTGCAGGCAAAGAATCCGATGCAGATATCTATGAAGTATCATCAAGGTGTATAGAGAAAATTTTTATTAAAGATGAAGTCTATGAAGAAATTAGTGACGGGGATAAAAGAGAATTCATTGACAACATGCCCCCAACACAGTTTCAAAGTATTAGACAATTCTTTGAGACAATGCCGGTATTAGAAAACAAAATAGAATTTATTTGTAATGGTTGCGGTAGAGAAAATTATGCATTTATGAATGGGTACATGGATTTTTTCGTATAAACCTCTTCCATGAAAATCTCGAAAACTATTTCAAAACCAACTTTTTATTGATGCAAGAACATAAATATAGTTTAACAGAGATTGAGAATTGGATGCCTTGGGAGAGGACAGTTTACATTTCCATGCTAGTTCAACACTTAAAAAAGAAATCAGAAAAATCAAAGAGTCGATAAATGGCGCCATTTTTTACTAGTTTGTTGGGATTTGGGTCGAGAACAATCGGCGGCCTTGGCCGTGCAATAATGAATCCCATAAAGAAGGTTGGGGGTCTGTTAGGAAACGCTGGCAAGGCTGGTGCTTATTATGGACTAGGAAATGCACTTTTTGGTGGCAACAACAACGAAGAACAAATTCAATCCGGCGGTTCTGGTGGCGGTGAAATGGGTGGATTCGGTGGAACCGTATCCGGCGCAACACCAGTAAGTACCGCAGCCTCTGCAACAAGTGCTTTGTCAGATGCAGATAGTTCTGATCCAGTCGTAAGACAATTACAGGACATCGAAAGAGTCTTAGTATCAATCAAAGGTGATACATCCCAATTTGTTGGGGGAATGTCAAGAGCCGCACAAGCTGGCCCAAATAAAAATGCGTTGAGAAATATGTTCGGCCGCAGTGGTGGTGGTATTGGCCCCGCAGCTGCTGGTGGACTTGGACTCGCTTCACTTTTTGCATTGGGTATGGCCGGCAAGATGGGAGACAATGACAAAGGTGATACCGAGGCAGGAACTCAAGAAAGATTCGATGCCACCATAGGAAATGAATTAGAAGATTTCGGCGCCACCGCTGGGATGAAGGCGGCAGGAATAGCAGCTGGTGCAGCTGGAGAAAGAGCATCAAAGGCAGCTATAGAAGCAGGAGCAAACAGAGCAGGAAAAATGGCCGCCTCTACTATAGACACAAGTACTGGCGGGGTGAAATTTGATAGAAATGGTACTGCAATTAATAAAGCTGGAGATGAAGTACATGGAGCAGCAAAAGAATCTGCAAGACAATCAATGGAAAAACTCCAGAAAGAAGCAGCAGAAGCAGCTTCAGAAACAGCTGCAAAAAATCCACAAATAGCAGCGAAGATAACAGCATCTATCGCCAAAAACCTTGGTCAAACTGGTGCGAAAGTTTTACCATTTGTAGGAGCAGGGTTTAACCTAATTTTTGCAATGGAAAAGGCTATAGCAGGGGATTGGAAAGGAGCTGCATTAGAAACTGCTGGTATGATTCCTTTTGCCGGAATAGGTGCTGACGTTGGTTCCTTGGTAAGAGATGTCTATAAAGACGTATATGATGTATTCCCAGAAGATGACTCAGAGAATTATGAGGAACGATTCCCAGAATTATTTAACATGGTTACTAGTGCTATTGCTGACTTGATGTCCTCTAACATGGATAATGCTGTAAATGATCTAGAAGCAGTAGAGGCTAGACCAGAAGTTTCAGATCGTATGACTGGTAGACGGCGAGGACGAGCTCTAGAGAGACAAAGATCATGGGACAACAAATATGGAAATACACACAATGCAGATGGTAGTGTAAAAGCAGAACTATTAGAAAGTGCGGTGGAAGCAAGAATAGATACCAATCCTGATCAAACTACTAGTATGATGGATGCAGCAATCGAAACTGGACAAGAAGCTCTTGGTGGATTGGGAGTTGATGTTCCCCTAAATGATTCTGCTAGAGTAGAGGATATGACTACATCAAGTTTTGAACAGACCAATGCATCATCTAATGATGCTCTAGTAGCTGCTCTTGGTGGAATGCCTGGGGCAACAGCTCCAGTACAAGGCGGACAGGGAGAAATCTCTGTACATGTGTCTTCTCCAAAAACAAGTTTCCCACAGTCAAATTCTGAATTGACTTGGATAAACAGCAACGCATCTGGATTTGTTTAAGATAAAAGTTTTTTAGTAATATACTCATCGACATGACCGAGTATATATTTACTTCTTCTCTCCATGTGAACTTCAGTTGCAAAGTCTTCCCACTTGACACTGGGATCAATAAAGAACTTATCATACATGAATGGGTCTATTAGATTCTTTGCCTGATACTGTGAGAACTCTTCTGCACAAAACTTCATAACCTCGTGTAGATTGGTGCAATCATTTTCCCACGGCAGATAGTATCCAGATTCTTTGACATAGTTGTATAGGGTCTCGTAGTATGGATTTCTACTCTTTGACCAATCAATCGGATCATCTGGAAACTCTGTTCTGCGGTATCCAAACTTACTCCAATCACGATCAAACTCAGAGTTGTGATTCAATGTCTCTACATTGTTCTGCAAGTCTTTGATCATCAGTACATTCATGTGATAACTGTTTCTGTTCCAGTACTGCGATAACCACTTGCCAGTGTCCCTCAGATCGTCCACAGTCTCGTGTGGGAGTCCGGCGATAAGAGAGATATGTCCTTTGTAGAATCCAGCGTTCTCTCTGAAATACTCATCGACCTCTATCAAACCTTCTTTGATTCTACCACTGTCCATACCTTTGCCGATGGACTTGGCAGACTCATGTTTCATAGACTCGACACCATAGAAGTGTGAGGTGATACCCATCTTGATTAGATTGTCCCAATCTTGTTTGCGAGACACAATAAGATCAGCTCTAATATAGGCAGTCATCTTGGGTGTAAAGGGAAGTTTTTCTATGACGTTGGCAAACTTCTCAATCTTCTGTGAACTATCGTTGAAGGTTTCATCCAGAACAATATAATGTTCTGTACCCCACTTGTCATAGTTTTCCAACATCTCATCATATACACTCTGTGCTGTGCGTGAGTAATCACCCTTAACTCCGAGAACAGGGAAACTACAGAACTTGCATTTGAACTTGCATCCACGGGCAAACTCTAGTAACAGAATTTCTCTGGGGTTGATAAAGTCTGTATCCTTGTAAGACACCGTGAGATCGTCTTTCGGAAAGGACTTGTAGTTGACGTAACAGTTTATTACACGATTGGTATGGATAGGTTCTGGCCCACCTTTGAAGTGATCTATGAGTGCAAGTATTGCATTCTCACCGTAACCGTAAACATACCAATCCATCTCCAATTCTTTCATAGAGTTGTTTTGACTGCCTGCAACAAGGGGAATGTGTGGATAAGTTTCTCGTAACCATTTTACGAGACCGATAACGCTTGGACTATTTAAAAAGAAGGTAGAACCAAATCCGAAAAATAAAAATTCATCATCAACTTTACGAGAAATATATTTTTTTAATTGATCCAAACTCCATCTTTGAACGTAGTCAATGACTTCGACATCATATCCGTGTTGACGTAAAAAGGTGCTTATTTTGTGGCCGCCAGATGAACGCCTGATACTGATCTTGGAACTATCAAAGTCTAATCCCAAATCTTCAAGTTGTCCACCAAAAATAATACTATGCAAATCAGATTACCAGATAAAAAAAGGGCGCCATTATTTATGGCGCCCAAAGAGGAGACGACTATATCTTAGTCATCATCAGCCAGTCGGGAGAAATACGACATAGCATCTTCATCATCAGATGTGGCAACTGTGACTGTATCTGTAGATGCGGTACTTTCCGCAATAAAGATATCGTCTTCAATATCATCAGTCTGACTAGAAACAGTAGATGCAGGACTTACTGATACACTACCTTTTAGAACACCATTGAGTTTATCTTTGAGTTCATCATAAGACTTGAAGTTACTAGGATCAACAATCTCATTCAAAGAGTACTGTTGTTCCCAGATCGCATCAATAGCCTCATCCGAGTCGGCAATGGGACGAACCCTAGAAGCAAACTTAGATTTGTCATAGTTACGATAACCAGCAACGTTCCTTGCAACAAGTGCAAAGTCTACACCTTCCCACGGATCAAACGGATTGATCGGATCATCGGAAGGAACGGTGGGTTTGATAACGTCTTGAATCATTTCAAAAATTTTCTGTCCATACCTGTACAAGAAAACTTTGCCTTCATTTTCTGGGTTGGCGGGATCAGAAACAACCAAAATGTTTGAGTAATAATTCAAACGGCGTTTCTGTTTGCGAGCGATTTCCTTATCGGCCTCTACACCAGAGTTCCAGAGTTGGGTGTTCAATTCTGAAACGGGGTCAGGTTGGTTCAGAGTTGTAAGAGAGTTTTCGATATACCACTTACCAGTAGGGCCTTGGAAACCATGTGTCCAAAGACGTACCCAATAACTGTCCTCGCCCTTGGAGGGGGGAAGGAAACGAATTACGGCAGAACCATTACCAGCCTTGTCAACGGAAAGTTTCCATTCTTTGCCAGTATCGTTTGATTCTGTAGTGGTGGTAGTTGACATTTTCTCAACCTGCTTAAGCAGGGTATCGAAACTGCCACGACTCTTACGAAGATCAGAGATAGAATTTGCAGACATATGTTGCTCCTTTGTGCGGTTTATTTACTATCGTGTTTACTGTATATTTTGCTTTTTGCGGTTAGTGACTCGGCGAACTCATCACTATCATATACATCTTCATCATATAACAAATGTTTGTACTTGTCAAGCCTAGTTTTGCCTTCACTAGAAACTCGATGAATACGTTGTTCCTTTTGGTTACTACCTCGGGAACTTTTTGACTTACTCATTGATGTACTTCCTTATTTATAACATCTTTAAGCGGTGTTGCAACAGACTTCATATTGTCTGTCAGTCTAACGAATGGACGGTACTTGGTTATACACATAGACGCATCTTCAAGCAATATGTCATTCGCATTCATATCGACAAAGTTAAAAATCTTATCTAAGATTGTCATTGTCTCTATATTAATTATATTACCAAAAAAGAGACGAAATGTCAAGGGGTGTTTTCCATTAATTGAAATAAATGGGTCGGCGATTTCTTCCTTTTCCATGTCGAGTAGAATTCTGTCAATATCTTGTTTAAACTGATATTCTCTTTTGACTTTTCTGTTCTGCCACTGATCGTATCTTCTTGCAGCATCAACATCAAACAACCCACCCCATTTCTCTCCAGAGACAAAATTAGCAACAAGGAAATTAATTATTTCCTCACGAGAATAATCTCTGGCAAGTTTTTTAATAGAAACGAGGTCTTTTCTTTTACGAAATGTTTCTTCTTTGACTCTTACTTTTCCTTTATACTTTACTATGTCATAATTCTTGGTTGTAAAGTGCAATTTGATTGCAAGGTAAAGTCGATAAACTTCAAACGGTTCTATCATATTGGCAGTTTAGATGTCTTCTTTGCTTTTAACAAATTTAGGTTTTGAGCCTCGGCAGTAATCTTTTCTTTTAAAGACGGTGTAAGAAGTTTCTTAATACTTTCAATTTCTACTTCATTGCGAACACAAAAATCTGTTAGTACGTCAATATAATTTTGGCCCATACTAGCCTTTCTTTCAATATGTTGAGAAAACTCAACAGCACTAGAAAACTGTTGATTGCTTATTAGAAACTCATCGGTTTTTTTAACTTCTTCAATCATTACTTTTTTCCTTTTGCATCAAAAAATCTTCTTTCCAGTCCTTAATATATTTTAGGACATCATATTCACATTCGATAAAAGGACTATCACAGATAGTCTTTTCTGCCTCGCCTGGTCTATCAAATTCATGGACAATGGGGTGATCAAAAGCTTTTGCTACTTCCAAAATACTCACTGGTTTGCCCCTACCCAAATTAACATGTTTTGTTTTTCTTCTGGTTTGCAATAGTTTTAACATGCCATCAACCACATCATAAACATGGGTAAAATCTCTTTCTTTTTTACCACTACCGAAAACTCGTAGTGGTTCATCATTTTCTACACATCTTTTAAATGCCCTGACTACAGTACTATATTCTCCGTAGTCTGCTTCTCTTGGCCCATAAACATTATAGAAGTATAACATATGATACTTAACTTTGTAAAGAGATTCATACAAATTTAATATCTCTTCACATGTATATTTACTAAAGGTATACGGATTAGAATCTTTGTTAGAAAATTTTGTGCTTGATGATGCTGCAAAGAAAATTGGAACTTTTAATTTTCTGGCCCACTCACATACAGTAAGAGTGGAGTTTACATTATTTTTAATAGTAATGTAGGGATTCTTGTGTGACATGCGAACTCTGGGAGTTGCAGCAAGATGAAAAATTGCATCATAATTTCCAGCAGGAAAAACGTCTGCAACATCTTGATGTAGGTACTGAACTTTTTTGTGTGGTATCTTATAAGAACCAACACTCATGTCATCCACTACCAAAACATTTTGATCATGTAAGAGTAACGCCTCTACCAAGTGGGAACCAATGAAACCGCATCCACCAGTAACAATAAAATTGTGTTTTGCCATTTAATACCTATAAAATATGTGCGAATCAAATACCGCACTCACTTGCAAACTATCAGACCATTTTGGTTTTACATAATCTGCGTGATAGTATATTGCTCCATTTGTATTGTCTTCGTGGTATCCTTTTATAATTTGTCTAGAGACTTCAACAATATTATCAAAAGTTTTCCAATCAGTTATCTTATCTGATTTGCCATCACAATACCAACTAAATTGACATTGGTGTTTCATTGGAACCTTTTTACCTTGGGACAACCACCACTTGCTCAATTTAGCTTGATACACCACTTCACATATGGTATTGGGGTATTTGTCATTTTTTACTCTGTTAATTGTAACATGAGCAACAGCCATTTGTCCAGCGATATCTTCGCCTCTTGCTTCAAAATAAATGTTTTGTGCAAGACAGAAAACTTCTTCTGGATCGGGTAGTTTTTCTTTTATCACGGCTGGTGTGACAACAACAGTTATTGGTTCTAATGGTGGTTTCGTGGGGGTTGGTTTAACAGATAGTACTGCGACTGTTGGGGTAAGAATTAAAACTAATGCAAATGTCCAAGATAAAACCTTTGGCGATACCATTGATTTCTCCTTCTTTTAAAAATGGGCCCGTTGGATTATAAGGTGGAACCCATACCCCACTAGCCTTAAGCGGCTAGAGCATAAACGTCATCGTTTGCGTTTACTTTAGGTTGGCACTTTGCCAGTCAATCAGTCTCACCTTTCCTAGACAATCGCAGTCGAACCTGTTCACCCCCATCAAAAGCACACTAGGAAGTCTTAATTTCGACACTGTACGTCCGTGCCTAATGTGCTTATGGTGGAGGTGGGGGGAATCGCACCCCCGTCCTACAATCTTTCAGTCCACTTCAACGACCGATTCAATATTTATAATAACATGACTAGGCAGCAGATGTCAATACCTCAGCCTCATATAAATCACGACATTCTAGTAAATAATCCACATAATCGTCTCGTTTTTTGACAAATATCTGTGGTTCATCGTCTTGAACACCAATAATTACTACGCTTTTGTCAATAGGAATGCCAGTACGTTCCTCAAACATAATTGCATAGGCAGAACACTGTGCAAAGTAGTTTTGAATATACTGTTCTTTCTTTGGTTTGGATGAGGTTTTGAAGTCTATGATGGAGAGTCTGCCGTCAAATTCTGCAATGCAGTCACACTGTCCGGCGAGACGGAGATGTTCACTGTATAGAAACTCTTCGACACAATGGATGTTGTCGATTCTATCAATGATAGGTTTCATCTTATTAAACATATCAATTTCAACAAAAGAGAGTTTGTCAAAACTCAACTCTTTGTTATTCACATAATCTTCGCAAACAGCGTGAATTTTCGTACCACGAACAGAAGCTTGTTTGCTAATTCTGTTTGCCTTTTCTTCACCGACACGTTTGCGCCAAGCCTTGATGCCTGGTTTACTTTTGTGGCCGAGGACAGTGGTGACAGACGGGAATCTGACACCACTATCGGTTTTGTACATTCTTTTGCCTTCATAGTTTTCCCTAATTAACGAGGGAAGACTATAACTTCTTTCAACATGATTAAACATAAATTAGATACCTACAAATATTCACCTATCATACTATACTTATAACCAAATGTCAAGCGGCTGAATCTTCGTATTTCATTCTCGCAATTAGATATTCTTTGACGAGATCGCTGCGAACAATATCGTCAGTGTCGAATTCAAACATTCTGAAAGAAGGCATATTTTCGGCAATCACCATAAACTTCTGCAAACCAGACATGTCGTTTCTGTTTTTATAAAGATCAGTCTGTCTGAAATCACCACAGAAGATAATCTTACTATTGACTCCGACTCTGGTCATGATGGAATTGAGTTCCATATCATTCATGTTTTGACATTCGTCAACGATAACAATGGTGTTGTCTAGTGTTAGTCCACGGACAAAAGATGTGATCATGAAATCAAGATATTTTTGTTCGACTAACCTTTGAAAGGCCTGTTGTTTGGTGGGAAAGAGTTCTTCGCACATGGAAATGTACGGACTCATATAAACTTCGGATTTTTCTTTTTCGTCTCCAGGCAAGTGTCCGATTTCTCTGGAAGGAACTGCTGATCGTACTAATATAACTTTCTTGTAAAACCCCCCTTTATTTAAAACTTCTTCTAGTGCCTTGTATAGTGCAATAAAGGTTTTTCCTGTACCAGCAGCACCGTGTAATATCATTGCTTTTGAACCAGATTGATACTGAGAGAAGAATTGACCCTGTGTTTCTGTCATTGCATCAATAGTAACTAAATCTTCTATTCGCATCTTCAGTCCAGTACTAGGCGAACCGTTCCTTTGATTTTGGCTGTCCTCAATCAGATGAAGATTAGATTTTCGTTTTGGCATAGTTGTTTCCTGACTCTTGATTAATTAATTTTAGGCTATAACAATACTATGGGGTTTGATCCTCCTGTGAGGTGAGTTTTTTTGAAGCGTAGTCTTGGAGAAGACACGGAAATAATCCGTGAATAAAGAGGGCAAAAGAACAACTCCATGCCCTGTAAAGGTGTGAGAGGTAAGATACTTTGTTTTCGGTTAAGTGTCTTATCATTAAATGTATTTATGAAAATTCCGAGTGCAAAGCAGATAGTGGGAGTATTTCAGTTGAATTAATAATTCTAAGTATATTCCGTTTGAATGGATCGGAAAAAATTGGACTGTCCAAACACATCCTCATTCTATCTATGGCAAATTCTGGTTCCATAGTTCGCAAGTCTTTGCGAACCCATTTCTTATTGTCATCCATATCATCTGATATATTTAAGCATATCAAAACAATTGAAATGTCGTCCTCTGTATATAAATTGATTCTATATCCAGTTGGTTCGGATGATCTTTTATTAGGAAACTTTATTACATTGTCTTTCATTTTTCTTATACTTTTAAACAATCAGCTAAATGCTCTCCCCACTCTATGTGAGCCTGTAAACACGGATGTCCTCTGGGCATTCGCTTGTCTCCATGTTTATCATTATATTCAGAGAAACCCTTATCCGTTATCATATGTCTATTTATCTCTTTTTCGATAAAAAGAAGATTATCTTTGTATTCATAATCAAGGTGTTTAAGTTGTTCATGTTTCTTCAAATAAACTTTTTCAAAATATTGTACATTAATTCTTTCAAGACACTCAACAAAAATAACAGGTATATTATTCCTGTTAGCAATATACAAAATGTCTCTGAGATTATTCATATACTCATAAAAATGAATCCATGAGTGTCTTTCTCTGAAATATTTTAAAGCAAACTCATGATCACCCCCTCTATCGTGATGGGTGGGAACGACTCTATTGAAAGCACATCCCCTATATCTTTCGTCTATGTTACTCCTGCCAATTTCTGCCCAATGTTCTAGTGAATGAAAACCAACTTCTCGAAAAAACCCAGTAGTTCCAAACATACAGAGATGTGTATCAGAAATTTTTTCATGAATTACATCATTGAAAAATTGTGATCGCATATTATCAATAGAGTTGCCCCTTTGACCTCTATTGTAAACATTAGTTATTCCCAATTTATTACAAAGGTGTTGTGGATACGCAAGTTGTTTTTCTATCTTTTCGTGTTTTTGTCTCAATAACTCACGTTGGTCTGAGTCTTCGCATTTTCCAATTAGGGGCAAAAATTCTTCATTTGCTAGTTCTTCTCCAGCAGTAAAAGAACATCCATAAAAATGAATACCATTTATCTTTATTACGTCATCCAAGTATTTTACGGGGTACACACTTTTACTCCATAGAAATTTTCAAATACATCAGCATCAATTCTATTATTTACAATTGGTTTACCCTTTATGTTCAAACTAGTATTGAGCAACATTGGACATCCAGTTTCCTCATACCACTTAGTAAGCAACACATATAATTCTGGATGATGTGCATAACTTACTGTCTGCACTCTACTAGTACCATCCTTATGTACTATTGCTGGATATTTTTCTGGTTCTTTACACCTAACAACTTCTTGCATGTATGGAGAATTAAAAAAGACATCAACATCGAAGTGGTGTTGTGCATCACACTGTCTAATCACTGGAGCAAAAGGTCTAAACTCCTGTCGTCTTTTTATTGAGTTTACTTTATCTTTCATATCTTGGCCTCTAGGATCAGCCAACAGAGACCGATTACCCAAAGCACGAGGGCCAAATTCAGCTCTACCAGAAGCTACTCCGACCATCCCAGATGTCATCAATTCATGAAGTACTGCATCGACTGGATATTCTCCTTTGATGTCGTGTCCCAAATAGGCAGTTTTAAAATCAACTCTCTGTTTTGTACCAGCAAGAACTGCTCCAAGAGAAGACCCAGCATCGCCTGGATTGGGCATTATCCAATATTTTCTAAAAAAATCTGGTAACAATCTATTGGCAAGACAGTTTAGAGCACATCCACCCATAAAAACCAAATCTCTTTTGCGAGTTAGTTCTGCTGTTAAATGTAAAAGAGCACCCAACCATTTTTCATATACGGATTGCACTCCAGCAGCAACATCAAAATAGTCTTCTGGTTCTAATTCTGGTCTCCACCATTTTACTCCACGATGAAATGGTGTTTTGTTTGCAAGTAAATCTGATATTTCCTTTGAAAATCTATATTTGTCTCCATAGGCAGACATTCCCATTAGAATATATTCATCCTCATTTGCCTTCAATCCAACCCTATCAGTAAAAGCAGAGTAGAACAAACCGAGAGAATTTGGATATTTCCTAGACCAAACTAATTTGTCATTATCCCAGATGGAAGTAGTAACCCACTCACCAATTGCATCAATAACAAGAGTAGCACAATCATCAAATGGTCTAGTGTAATACCCAGCTGCAAAATGACTACGGTGATGATTCCCCCACTTTATTTTGCACGTTGGTTGATATTTTAATTTGTCAAAATAAGACCTTGGATTTACCCAAGGATTTGGTTGTCTGGAATACAACCTTCTAGTAGCTTTGAGTATGGGGTTCTCATACCAGTACATTTTATCTGGTTCCCCATACTGCAAAGCATCATTCAACAAATTATCATTTAAATATTTGTCATTCTTGTAACCAGAGTATCTTTCTGCATGGCTAGCAAAAACTATCTCCCCATCTTTTATGACAGAAAGAGCTGCGTCATGATAACCAGCACTGATCCCCCAATTAATCATAGATAAATGGGTCTCTCTCCCTAATTTCTTTCATTTTCTTTTTTATTCTTCGGCGCATTTTCCAATCGTCAAACTTTTGTTTTATACCGAGAAAAAACTTTTTAATTTTTTTCATATCCCAGTTCTCCTAAAATTGTTTTTGTGATAAATTCGTTTTCTTGTTCGCCTGGATGCAGTAAATCTCTAGCACGATATTTCAAACCCCCCAAATGAAGTCTTCCAGCTGGATTGAGGTATTTCTCAGTAATAAAGACCTCATCAAAACAATAAAATTTGGAACCGTTTCTAGAACATACCGTTTCCAAAGCATCCATATTTTTTTGCATATTATAATTTAGATTTTCCTCATTGAGACACCATTGTGCATAAAAATCTCCGAAGTCGGAATTTAAAATTTTTGTTTCATCGGATTTTGCTGGAAGAAAATTGTGATAAAATGATATATCTCCATTTCCATTAGAAATTTTAATTTCCTTTCTCGATTTAGATACTACAAAACATATAACAAGTTTTGGTTTTAATATTGGTATCCAAAAAGACCCCAATCTATAACAAGTATCATTTGATCTGCCTGGTACAGAAAGGTTACATAAATTCATTCCCAGTTTTTTGGATATCGAATATGCAAAAGTTTTTTCAAGGGGCAACCCAATACCAGTAGTAATACTGCATCCTAGAAAAACTATATTATTATCAGAGTCATAAAAAGAAGGAGACCGAAAACCATACTCGTTAATTTCATAGGTTATATCAACGTTCTCCCATCTTTTCATAATTTCTGGGTATTTTAAAAAGTTTTCTTCATACAAACTTTTTTCGTCAGTGGGAAACCATTCTAATACGGTATTAAAATGTAGATCACCAGCAGCGCCTATGCCGGACAACCCAAATGCAGTATTATGTTCTGTAGGAACACATTTTATTTTTTGCATGACCTAGTATTACCATAATGGACTACAATATGGGATTTAGTTTTTAATTCATACGTTCTCCAAGGATCAAAAATAACTACGCCTGGGACTAATTCTTCTTCATTAATTTCATCGGACTCATGCACTCTTACAATAACATCTGCTTGATCTATGTCTTTGGTTACATTAGTATTAAATTTTTCGACATAATGTTGCACCAAAAGACTATAACTACCATTTGTATAATCTACATGTGGTTTGTAGGAATCGGAAGTGAAATAAACTTCATACCCGTGTTCACAAATTGCTCTAGCCATATTTTCTGCTTGAACATCTCTGGCTTTCATAATCTCTGCAAAAAGATCATATCCCAAGGATAGATTGTCAGACATGAATCTAAGTGCAATGTTGTCTCTGGGATGACATGCACCACCATCACCCATCCCAGGCTTCATGTACCCAGGCCCCATAATCCTCTGAGTACTATCTCTCAAAGCATTTGCAACAACATCCACATCAATATTACCCTGTTGTTCTGCAACATCTTGTATCATGTTTACCAAACCGATCTTCGCACTGATAAACGTATTGTAAAATACTTTGATGCACTCGCACTCATCCCATGTACCTATTACATATCGTGGGTCGTTTTCCATAATAGACTCATAAAACTCTTTGAGTTCTTTTGCATCACCAGTTTCAGTACCATCTTCAGTGCCGATCATAACCATCTCTGGATTCACCATATCCCATGCAACAGTTCCCATGGCAATAAGGTAGGGATTATATACAAATCGAGTGTTTGTGACTAGAGGTACAAATTCTCTGCGTACAGTGCCAGGCAAAACAGTACTGATAAGAACAAGCAACTGATCCTTGTTCATATGATTATTTGCTTCTTCTATAACATGTTGAACAATCCCATATCCAAAGTCTTTTGGTGGTAAGTGATATGTTGGAGTCTCTCCGCCATATTCTGGATCGTGTGGGGTGGGGACAGCGACAAAAACAATATCTCTATCTGCAACAGTATCTTTGATCGTTGGTCGCATATCAATATCGGTGTCAATCGTTGCAACATCATAAGCTACAACATCGTGTCCTTTCTCTGCAATCACCTCTCCACAGGGTTGACCCAGTTTGCCAAATCCAATAAAACCAATTTTCATAATGTTTTCAAATCCTCTATCCATTGTTTGTTTTTTGTGATTAATTCTATCATTAGATTACGATTATTTTCCAACCTATTATATATGGAAGAATAAATTCTGTCAAGTTCTTCTATGGGAGTAAGGCACACCTTTTTTAAATCCTTTACCAAGTTGTCAGTTCTTTGATCTCTATCAACATCAAGTCCAACATTGGGAAACAAATCTTCAAAAGTATCGAATCCAAATTCTCTTAGTTTTGGGTATAAGTTTCTATCCCCCAAAGCAAGAAAAGGTCTTAATCCTATAATTGGTTTAAAAATCTTTTCGCTCAGAAAAACATCTGTATGAGCAGCACTTTCCGTAACAACATTGACAAAGTGGGAGTTCCAATGCGTTGGGTCTCCCAGAGAAATTATATCATTTGCTATATGTTTGTCAGATAAAACTTCGTGGTCATAAAACATATTTACCAGTTCTGGTGGTCTATTTTCTTCAAGAATAATTGGGTGTTCAAAATTGTATCCGGCGTCTCTTTGTAATACAGATATGTTTCCTTTTTTATAAATTGTTTCTTGTTCAAAAATCTTATTTAACAAGTGCCTTCTATGATCATTGGGTTTGTTATTTAAACACATAAAATGATATTGTAAATTTGGTTTTGATGTGTAGCATTCATCAAAAAAATATTTTTTGTAAAAATCTATAAATTCAACCCAAAAACTGAAATAGTGTCCCTCAGAAGTGTTTCCAATATGAGTGCAATCAAATCTATATTGTAGAAATATATGAGCAGCAGTACACACTGGTTCGCAGTGTGTATTCATCCAATCCATACCAGAATATAGAAATGCTCTTTTTTTGTCTGTAGTAATTTGCCAATCAACAAATTTTTGAAATGTTATTGGATCATTTATCCAAGTGGTATCAATAAGACAAACATCATCTGGTATAAGTTCAAGAATCCTTTTGAAAAAAACCCTGTCAAAATCTGTAATCTGGTTGTTGCCAGATTTTATTGATGGCCCATTCGTAAAATAATCAGTCATATAATCTTAGTTCATTAAAAATATTTCTATGTTCAGCGATACGAACAGAAGAACAGTTTTTAAAATGTTCGTAGTTTCTATAGAGTTTAGGTCTGACCGACTCGTACAGTCTAAATTTTTCTGCATGGGTTAGTGTTTTCCATCTTTCTAAATTTCTAATAATATGTGACATTCTTTTCTTCGGGTTTAAAATAGAATCATACGTCTCATCAAACATTTCTGGAAATGTTTCGTACCCCATATCTCTGAGGTGTTCTAATGTGCCTGGTGAACCCACTACCATGAATGGAATTCTATAAGCAAAACACTTATAAATCTTCTCTGTAATCTGCAAACAATTACTATCATCTAAACCGAAAAGAGTTTCACTAACTAAAGCAAAAAATGATTTTCTGTAGTGATCCAACGTGATCCTTCTATCATCTTTGGTCACCGAGTCCGTATTGATGTCAATAGATATAATATCATTTTTATGCCAAAATTTATAGAAAAATTCTCGTTGTGTTTCAAATTCCATGATCGTGTTGGGCGCAGTCCACTCGTTAGAAACCCAATCTTCTATAGTATCTTCCCTGTATTCAGATTTAGTATAAAAATATTTGAACTTCCAATAAAGTTCTGGATGTTCTTCTGGGTTCTCGTCTCTGGCTAAAAAACTAATGTAAGAGTTATTATTGTCATATCCCAATCTAAATAATTCAGAGACAATTACTGGTCTATGGGGTCTTACTCTTGCATTCAGGCAGATCAAATCTCTTTCTTTTTCCGTGGCCGGGGGGACATCTGCCATAACTTCATCAAGTCTGATATCTCTATATTCGTCTGCCCATTGCAATCTAGGCCAGCCGGGTTTATTGGTATCTTGTTTAGATTTTTTAACTTGTTCTGGTAAATCTTCAAACTCGATGTAAGCATCTCGATGTTTGGAACAATGATAATCACCAAAACTTTCAACAGATTTGTACTTATCAAAGTTGTGGGAAGGATTGAATCTCCAACAAGTTCTGGAAACATATTGTTTGAAGTAATGTTCATGGAAAAAATCAATGCCAAAACATTTTTTAAATTCAAATTCTATTTCTGGATTGGCCCTCTTCCACCTGTCAAAGTTTTTTTGTACATTAAAATCACCGTAGATAAAATAATGTACTCCTCCACTTAGGTCATAATCTACAATTTTTTTAACAAGTCTAGTCATCCAAGGATTATCGTTGACAACATCTCTCAAAGATGCCATCCCAAATCCCTCGTGCGGAAACCAGAAAACCATTGCCATCTTTCTTTCTCTAACCATCTGCAAGGCATGATGATTACATCCACAGAAAATGTCTTCTACGTTCACATGTACTTGTACAATTTCTATGAAATAAAGGTTGTCTCTGTCAACGTAAGTATCATTCCAATCAGAAATATCTTTCATTTCAAATGGAATGCCCATTCTTTCATAAAGGTCAACAATATCAGTAGGGCCGAAACAAACTTTATTATGTGGGTCTGATGAACTATTTTTTTGTGGATATTCGCCTTTAGCCAACTCCCTTATAGGGGGCAGTTTATCAAACCAGAGGATAGGGGGTTGGTTAGAAATTTTTCTGGGATTAGTTTTAAGTACAGATATCTCTTTTCTAAGAGATTGTACTTCATCCAGAACTTTTTGTAATAAAGTCTGGATATTCCCAAGGTCTGTTTCTGATGCCGCCATCTACTAAAATCTCATAAAATTCTGGAAAAGTTTTTTTGTAGTCTTCTTCTCTTACTGAGTCAAGTCTTTCTGTCACCGCAATGAAACCCAAGTCTAACTTATCGTGTTCGGCCTCTTGCATCATAAAGTTTATAATGGCATCGGTGTTGGGAATATTTATAATTTTCTCACGAACTTTATCTTTGCTGGAATCTGGCATATTACGAACACAATATTGTCTGGGGAAGTGCAACAAATTGAAATAAATGTTATTACCATCAAATGTTTCTACAAAATCATTCAAATAATATACGTTAAACAAACTAACAGTATGACATATTTGTATGTTGAGAAATTTATGGGATTTGAAATGATTGAAGTTTTCCCAAACCTCATCCCACACAGCACCACTGCGAATATACTCAAATTGTTCTCCAACGCCATCTATACTGAACATGATTTCACAGTGTTTAAATTCTTTCCACAGATCAAATATTTCTTTGGGGGGTCTAATTGTTCCGTTTGTATTGTAATGTATGGCAATGTTCTTGGCATAACCAGAATCAACTGCATGTCGCAACAGATCAAAATGTTGATCTATCATAAAAGGTTCTCCACCAGTAAAATCCATATGTTCTACTGTCGGCATAATTTTATCAAGTTCTTCCCAGACGCCAGGATTCTTTTTCACCCACAAAGCATCTTTGTTATCAAGCACTCTTCCGTACATTTTAATTTCATCTGCCTTCCAACTGGAAGAGTTTACACTTCCACAAGATCGACATTTTAGATTACACAATGTACCAAACTTTAAATCAAGATAAACTGGGGGAGTTATATCTTTTCCTATTTTGTCTACATGATTAGAAAACCTGTCGATATCTTGCAATCTTTTTGACTTGTATCCAGCATCTTCGTTCTGCCAACACATAGCACAACCAGAAGGCATTTTTCCATCAAGAAATTCTTGTCGCAGATTATTGTACTTTTCGCCACTCCAAATGTCCATCAAGGATTCTTCTTTGAGATTCCCCATTGGTTCACCACGATATAAACAACATGGTTTGGCAGTACCTTCTGTAGTAAACTCGGTGTGTATCCAAGGCAGTAAACAAATTTTATCCACGCAAAACCTCTAGTTCTGGGAAGGTCTTAAAAAAGTCTTCGTTTCTAATAATATCTAAGGTTTCCATTTTATGTAAAAATGGTTTTATCAAATCTTGTCTATCTTCTGAATTCATGAATGTCATCAGAGATTCAAAATCATTTGCAACAGCATTATGGCCATATTTCTTCAACATGTCAACGTGTATTCTATATTGAGTTGTCAACATTTTCTTGGTTTCTATCGGAAGAATTTGTAAACTTAGGAGAGGGGGTTCCATAACAGGATTCACATGAAACTTATCTAAACCAGATATAAATTCTTGATCAAATAAGGCTTGATGAAACTTGATGCAATGAAATGCATTTTGAACACTGACCGTACAGTTTACATAAAAGTCAACATGAGGACAAAGTTCTTTCATCTTTTCTCTGTTCTGAACAAACTGATCCCACTTGAAACCACTGCGAATGAGTTCACCCTGTTCTTTCATTCCGTCAATACTAGCACCAACACTGACGTTTTTGAATTTCGGCCAATATTCAAGAACATGCAAGTCCTTGTATCGCATCTCACTGAAATTCGTGTTGTATCTAATCTGCACATCGTGTCTACCCATCTCATCAAGTTTTTTCAAGATGCGATAGTGTTCTTCCATGATCAATGGTTCACCACCAGCAAAGTAAATGATTTCTACATCTTCAAAGTAAGGTTGTATGTCTTCCCACAAATCAAAGTGTACTTCTCTGGGAATATCATCTGGCAAAAATTTTCTGCCAGTTTCCATCTCTGCAATTTTCTTAGTATCACTGTACCATCCCGTACTCAACTGAGGCCCACAACTTCTGCACTTAAAATTGCAAACGTTTGAAAACCGAAAGTCCCAGTAAGACAATCTAATCTCGTCAACGGAACCATCATCGTTGGTAGATTCTATCAAATCACTATGTTGATTAAAATCTCTGTTTGAACTCATTCTAAAAGAGTGAGCGCCGCAGTCTTCTTGTATGTAACACCTCTGGCAACTTTCGGGTCTTTTGTTATCCAACATCTCAAGACGAATTTTTTTCATCTTGTCATCGTTGAATATTTCTTGAAGACTTTTTTCGTTTAGATTGCCTACACGGTGTTCCATTGGAGAAATGCAACATGGGTATACTGACCCGTTTGGCCATGTATGCAAATGTATCCAAGGTATAATACAAAGATTGTCGTTCTTTATCTTTGTCTTTGTGGGATTATTTTTTCCTTTACTCATAATCTTTTATCAATTCATAAAGTTCTGGAAAAGTTTTTTCAAAGGACTGTTTTCTCAACTCGTCCATTGATCTGGTTTTTTCAAAAAACATTTTCATGTTTCCTGATACTCCGCCGCCCCATCTATTTTCACCATCGACACTGAGATAATTTTTTATATCGTTGTATCCCTGATATCCTTCAAGTCTCTGCAAAACAACTTTTTGAACTTCTTTTGGCAAAACCCTGCAATCAAAGTGTTCTGGATCATTCACAAAGTTATGACTAATATGCAAAGATGAATCTTCTAGGGGGTGACCCCTCAGAGGAACCTTATCCTTGAAAAATTCATAGAACTCTGGTACATAGTAGACATTATATGTAGATACCGTCTGCAAGATATTGTAATTAATGTTTTTATATCTAGCAGTCATACTCATCATCCAAGTGACAAACTCTAAAACCTTTTCCCACTTGGTAAATGTTCTGATATATTCATTCCTGTCGCCAACATCATCAATGGACAACATAAACTGAACGTGTTTAAAATTCTTCCAAATTTCTTCGTAGTCCTTGTTCACCACGGTGCAATTTGTCGAATAAACTATTTCAACATTTTTGGCCAATCCCATATCAACCAGAGTTGACAGAAAATCCATATGTTTATCAACAATGAATGGTTCGCCACCATTGATATACAATACTTTGAGTTTGTCGCATCTTGTTATCAGTTTATCCCAAAAGCCCTGATCCAAAGGCCAGTTGAAATTTTTCTGACTCATCATCTCTGGTAGTGCCGGACGTTCTGGGTAAATTACATCCCAATCTTTCATCCACCGAGAGCTAGAATATGGATTGCATGTACGACACTGTACATTGCAGTGGTTACCCAAACGCAATTCAACAAATTCATAATTGACTTCTTTAAGTGTTCCATCTTCGTTTGTGATACTCTTAGCGTATTCAACATCCATAGGGACTCTACGACTTTCATAGTATCGTTTACTCTTGACACCGACACTCTCCAAATCCCAGCACTTTCTACACTCAACGGGTTGTTCTCCGTTTAACATTTTTTTCCTGACTTTGCTAAAACTATCAGAATTGGTAATCTTAGAAAAGTCATCAACATTCTGTAGTGTGATCAGTTTTCTTCCATGTCCATAGTCGTTGAAAGCTTGAGAAATGCCATCCTGTTGTTCTGATTCGCAACATAGGGTGCAAACACCGTGTGGGTGTGTTGCTAAGTGATTCCACGGAAGTGGACAAAAAGTTTTACTCACAGGAACATACCTTTTACATCAATATTAACATTTACATCTGGTTGATCTAAATCCAATCTTCTAGTATATTTTTCCCCGTCATTGCGATCCTCCAACCAAACAAGTTTTCCACCAAATTCTTTATATATTTTTGACTGCCACTCCAGACACTTCAGTATTACTTTAAAAGAGTATTCCAATGAAACTTGCATATCCGCATCCCAATCTGGTTCTGTAAGCTTTTGCCACGGATGCCAATCATTTGAAATTCCACAATAGGCATGTGACTTAATTTGATTGGAAACATCCTCTCTCAGAGTGTAGTATATTTCATCAGCATTTTCTAGATAATCTTTTTTAAATTGTTCGTAATATCTATCATAATGAAACTGATCTGGAATTACTTTATATACGTCCAACTCTGGTGTGGGTGGTCTATAATCACAAACGGTGTTGTGCAACCATTCATCACCATCTCCTCCGAGGAGAAGAGAAAAGGTAGTAGAACCAGTTCTATAATTTGCAATTATTAATTTCATATATTATCCCACCAATCCACTGCATCACCATACAGCGTATCTCTAAATGTAATACAACTATTTCTTTTTTCGTCTAGAAATTCTTGAAAGGATTTGCCACGTTTTAACCCATCACAATATGTTTCTGGCCATTGTTCATCAAATGACTGTCTATTTATTAGGTTGTTCAAAGAGTCAGTATACACACGATTCTTCCAAGTGGTGTATGGTGCTAAATCCGAGATGAGACTTTCACAAAGTGGTTTTGAAATATGTTTTGGCAAACACATCGGACTCATTACAACAGATGGGTCAAATGCAAAAGTAAACTTGAAGTATGACTTTACATTCAGTCTGAATGCTTCATGAAACAAATCCTTCAGATAGAACAGGCCGGGCGTTGTCAACGTTACATCAAACACCATTGCATCATCACCAAACTGGTCGATCAAAAACAATCCCTCTTGAAAGTTTTCGATCCACTCATTCCACTTCAACCCGTCTCTGATATATTCCCCAACGGTATACGCTCCGTCAATACTTGCACAAATGTTTACTTTCTTAAAGTGCGGCAGTAAGTCATAGAGGTGAGACCCGTTAAATGATGTTCTACTCAAATTCGTATTATATCTTACCGTAACATTTTTTGAGTGACCACTATCAACAAGTTGTTGCATGACAGTCCAGTGACGTTCCCACATTAGAGGTTCCCCACCAACCCAATAAATCTCTTCTATCGTTTCGTTGTCAACAGCACGTTGCAATTCTTCTTCTAAAACTTCTTTTTGAAAATTGCCGATTTGTTTTCTCGTATTGGGTTCCAACCAAGGTTCTTCTGTTATATCAATGAGGTTGAGTTTCTTTTTCTCAGCTTCCCAACTGCTGGACAATTGTTCGCCACACATCCTACACTTAAAGTTGCATAGATTAGATATTCTATAGTCATATGAAACTGGATGGTCACTATAGTAACCATCTGGCGATGTATTGGATATTATACTTTCCACTTTATGCGGAAACAAGGTTTCCGTGAAATATTTTTTATATGTGTGCAAGTTCAATATCTGATCATTACAAACTTCGCATTGGGGCAAACGTTCGCCGGCCAACATTCTTTTACGAATGTCTTTCATGTAATCGCTGTTCCAGTGTTCTTCTAATGATACTGGTTCAAACTTACCCTTTGCGGTTCCGCTATCAATATACTGTTTTTGAAATGAGGCCTCTTCTCTGCTAGCACAACAAAGTCTACGTTCTCCTTGCGGGGAGACGTATGTGTGAGTCCACGGTGCAGTACAGAAGTAGGGATTATCTTTCAAGAATCAAACCCTCTGGAATTTCCATTTCTTTAAATTTTTCATGTATCAAAAAAACCGATTCAATCATAGTTGGCCATGGTCTGGGGATGTGTTTCGGAAATGGAGGAGGCCCAGTATCAGTTTTTGCAAAATTGAAAGCCCATTCAAAATTTTTCAATCTTATTTCTCTAGTAATATCCGATAATTCAGAAACTTCATATGTATTAATCAAATTATCAAGTTGTTCTATTATCATTTCACCACGTTTTTCGTTATCAATAACCCTATCGAAAGAGTAATCAATTTCTGGGTGTGGCGTATATCCACACATAAACAACCTTTGGTAAGTTTTTGGTGCTGCATAAATCAAAGGAATCTTTCCATATACAATTGGCCTAAAAGTTTTCTCTGTTAAAAAAATTACATTTTCATCTGTTTCGGTAACAAAATCAATCAAAACTCTCGGATAAAATTCTGGGCACAATTCCCTCTCTGAATACCACTTAACAATTTTATAAACGTTTAATTTTTCTCCAGCATGATACTTACAATACTCATTAATAATAGGAGATATTTTTTTCCACAAAACATCTCTGTGGGGCCTTCTCCTAGCCCACATAGTAATAAATGAAATATCATGGTCAGAATTTAAATTTTTTTCTATGTCTTTCCAAAAAATCTCTTCAGAAATCTGGTAGTCTTTTCCTTGATGTAACATATAGTACCAAAAAACATACATCCACCACCAGTAATATACTCTGGCGTCAATCAGAGAAAATACTTTACATGGCATTTTGTTTACATCTAGGAATTTTATCTCGTTGTCATTTGGGTCTCTATAAGCTATTTCAATCTCTTGTGGCATATAAATATTTACAATACTATCACGAGCTTCTCCAGTAGCCAACTTATATCCATTGATTAGGGTTTGTCCGTATATTGGGTACATAACCCCGTCAATGAACATACAATATCCTGCTGGATCAGCAGTACCCTCACCTTCAAACATCATAAAATCCGCTGACTTGTAAAGTATATTTGTTTGTCAACCCAGCGTTGCAACTTAGGTGGAGTGGTTCGCTGTCCCACAAATACCCCTCACCAGCATTCCAATGAGTACAACTAACCCAGTCATCCCCATGTTTGTACTGAAGAAAATGTCCTACTTGCCAGTCTTCTAAGAATATATTTGCCCTGACTTTTGGTCTATTATCATCTGGATAGAGATTTTTAAATTTGAAAAAAGTATCCCTGTGTAAAGTAACAACATTTCCAGGCGGTTGAAGAATTGCACTGATTGTTTTCACATCAATGTTTAAAAGACTTCCTATCTCCTTATAATCAATGTCATCTTCCGTCCACCAAATTTGTTGTATTCTTGTATTGTCTTCATGGTAAGATTCTGGAAATCCATCTCCAATAGTTTCATGAATGTCCGTCTGTTCTCTTTTTTGATAAGAAATACAACTGCCAAAATGTTGAGAGAAGTCACCATTTAAAAACTTATTCAGATCATAGTTGAAATTAATTTTTTGAAATATCATTTTAGTACTCTGCTAATGGATCGTCTATGTTTTTATTGTCTGGTTTCAACACCCACCCCTCTTCCTCTGCAATCTTTTTCAGATCGGGGTCATCGTCATATTGTCTTGTACTGTCACCATCAACCAACTTTACGGCAATCGTCTCTGTATCTGGAATAGTATCAACCCAGTCAGTAAGAATTTCTGGAAATACATTGAGTGACTTATTTCGTCTCTCATCATACTGTTTGAAGAAAGTTTTAAAGTCTCTCCACAGAGTCATCTTGTCGCTGGTGCGTCTGTGTGGTGCATCAACTGTAACAAGATAGTCAATCAGTCTTTCGATGCTTGCCTTCTCGAAATCGTGCCACAGTGGTTGCTCTTTGACTGCGTTATACCAATCTTCCAACTGTTCCCGCAGATAGTCTTTTATATGATCTGGGAGTGCGAGCGGTGATTGAAAACTTGGAAAACGTAACAAGTTCACACTAACAACAGGTGCTTTTGTGCCAGTATGTAACTTCATCTCATAGACATCATCAAGGAACTCGGTGATACTAAACAAGCACAGACTATTGATGGTCATCATAATATTCAGTCCCTTCAGATTACAGTTGTCCATAATCTTGTACATGTTTTTCTTCCATGTATCGTAGTGCAGTCCGTCACGAATGTAATCCGCTTGTAGTCCAGTCGCTTCACAACTAGTATACAAATGAAAGTCATTGACACCTTGACTTCGTTCAATTAGTCGGTCAATCAAACTATCTTTTGCCATGAGATTTGAGTTAATAGCAAAACGCATCTTGCTGGGATTATCATTGAACCAGTCGAACAACTTCCACACTTGGTCAGACATCAGTGGTTCACCACCAGTAATACGCAACTCTTCTAGACTGTCAGATAATCCGTCTTCCCACCAATCCCAAAAAGCCTTAATGTATGGATTGTCTTCATCTTTTGCATATGGTTCTGCCCATGCGCCGTCTTGTTGAAACGCAGCTGCACCATCCGACACCATGTTCTGATACGCACCCTTCTTGGTGATATCTTTTGCCCATGTTGTAGAGAAAGATGCATTGCAATAAGAACAAGCCAACTGACAAGTACGGTCAAATGCAATCTCAAATGTTTTCAGATCAACACTTTCATTGTGATCCATTTCATATGCTTTCTGTAAGTCTGCATTTGAATAGATGATAGATTTAAACACACGATCAGACACGGCATCTTTGCCCATGTCTTCCACTTTCCAGCAGTACTCACATTCTCGTGGTCGTTCTCCTCTCTGCATCATCTTACGCATCGCCTTCTTGTGGCGAGTGTTATGAATAGCAGATGGGTCTACAGCAATCTCTTCTAATGGAATCTTATGTGCTGGAGGGTGATGACAAGAAGCGGTAGTACCACTGCCTAGCCAAGTTGTAGCATTATACCACTTAGCACCACAGAAACTTTCAGATTTTGTATCAAGAATATCTTTTCGATACTTAATCAAGTCAAATTCTTTACTCATCCCAATCCTCTAACAAATGTGCATACTGTGGAAAAGTGTTTCTAAAATCTTTCTGTCTTCTCTTGTCATACTCGGTTATGTACTTGACAAAATCACCTCTATGTTTATCAGCGACTTCGGTAATTCTAAGATACTCACAGAATCTTTGTATTTGGTCAAACTCTTCAAGATAAATTCTGGCAAACTTATCTGGCGAGTAATACTTCAACCAAGACTCCGCCAAGTTTTCAATATCACTAGCATAAGATATTCTCGTTATCTTATCAAGTAAAGTGCATTGCAAGTGAGGGGGAAATCTAAGATAATTCACACTTAGGGGTACTCTGTTATGTGCAAGGTCTCTATTGAATTCCACTCTGAGTTTCATAATGTCTTCGATGAAGTTACAAAACGTGGGCAGACTGAGAATGTTGAGTGTTGTCATGATTGCAACATTGGCATCAGTCTCATTCAAAACTCGTTGTACGTTTGCATACCAGTATCCATAATCCAACCCATCTCTGGCATACTCTGCCTGTCTACCCGTTGCCTCACAACTTGTGTAAATTTCAATTTGTTTTACCTTGTCCTTCACCTTGTTCACAGAATCAATAAGTTTCTGTATGAGTCGAGGATCAGTTCCCAAATTACTATTGATTGCAATAGACAGTTCTGGTTGGGCGTTATCGTAAATATAGTCCAACACCTTCCAGACATCTTTACTCATGGTGGGTTCGCCACCAGTGATTCGGAAAACTTTTAGATGCGGAAGTGCTTCTGGAAACCAATCCCAGAAAGCATCAACATATGGATTGGGATCAGAGTGTTTGTAAGGAAACTTTTCTGTCTCTCTCAAATAGTCTAAATTGTGAGAACCAAACTGCACTGGATACTCACCATTAGACTCAATGTCTTTCATCCACGTTGAGGATATCTCTGGTGAACAATAAGCGCAGGCAAAGTTACATGCGTTACTAAAAGACACCTCAAGGTAAGTCGGGTACACATCTTCCGTGGGATCACTGGTTGCAATGACATCAACCTTGTCCCAAGCCCACCAATCAGAAGTCTTGTAATGACGATCAGAAAAATGATCCTTGTCCTGATCTTCTATTCTCCAACAATAGTCACACTCACGAGGCCTCTCTCCATTAATCATTTTTATTCTTTGCTGTTTTTTATAATTGCTATTGTGCAAAGCAGCAGGATTGATTTTAATCTCTGCAACAGGGATTTTGTGTGGAGATGGATGGTGACAAGAATGATTGTATCCGTTCTGCAACATCAAAGTAGTTTGCAACCACTTAGCAGAACAAAAAGACGGACTAATCTCGTTGATCTTAATTCGTTTTTCTTTTAGTACTTCAATCCAGTGTTCATTGGTTTGTGTCATGATATCTCATCATAAAAATATTGTAATTCTGGAAACGCATCATGCCAACTAACATTTCTGCGTTTATCGTGTTCATCGACAAAAAGTTTAAAATCTTTTCTATGAGTATTTAGGTCTTCTTCAACAAACCTATTTTTTTCTACCCATTTAACAACAGTTTTAAATTTTTGCAACTCACCAGAATTAAATTTTAAATTGTCGCCGTCATCCGTATTCTGTTCCATGAATTTTTCAGCATCTTTCAACATATTCATCATATTGTCGTCAAGTATTAAAGCAGAAAGATGTTTGGGATTTGTCATATAAGGAGTATCAAGTTTTACATCGCCAAGTCTTTTTAATTCCAAAACATATCCAAGAAATTCTTTGAACTTAGGAATACTCAGGAGATTAAATGTTACCATTAATCCAACTGGAATACTAGCATTCAAAATTTGAACCAGATTGATTTCAAATGTTTTCCAATTCAGTCCGTGGCGAATCCATTCTGCCTGTTCACCCAAAGTATCAACACTGGCATAAATCTTGGGTGACTTCATCTCGGACATGGTTTTTATTATTCTATCAACCCGTCTCGTAGAAACAGATAGGTTGCTGTTGACATGAAATGCAATATTTTCTCCGTTGGGATGATTGCGAATAAACTTTGCCAGTTTGAATGTATGTTCGCTCAACAAAGGTTCGCCGCCAGTAATCCTAATTACTTGTAAGTGCATGACTGCTTCTCTTATCCACTTCCAAAACTTGTCATACATTTCACTGTTTTCTGGCCACAAGTTTTCTCTTCCATGAGAAACATACTGGGAATTGTTTTCTGGGTGTATCAAAGGATACTCGCCAAATTTTTTGATTTCTTCGTGCAATGAAGAACTGTTCTGCGTGGAACAATAACTGCACTTCATCTGACACTTGTTACTAAAACTCATCTCCAAGTATTTTGGATATACTGGTTCGTCCCACTGCATCCTAGCAGTAGTCTCAATAATATCTGATTGCATCTCCGTGTATATTGGAGTTAATGCAATCCTCGGACTAATAGAACCACTGTCTTCAACATTCCAACAATAAAAACACTCCACTGGGCGACCACCTTCCAGCATTGTTTTTCTTTGTCGCATCTTTTGTTCTGTGTTGTGGAAGTCTTCTTCCAAATCTATGTGTCTTTGTGGACAATGGAAACAAGAATGACTTTGAGCAGAACTGAGATGCATTTCCAAATGATGCCATTTGAGCACACAAAATCCAGGCCCGACTTTATCGTACCTGTCCTGCAACTCTTTGTAATATTCAACGGGAGTTTTCATTGTCTTCTAAAATTTGGGTGAACATGTTTTTATCAGAAATCAAATTTGCAAAATGTTTTGTGTCTTTTGGTAGACACTTGCCCCCAAATCCACGTTTACCATCTGGGCCGGGGACATCCCAATGTGTCCAACCAAATTCATTCTCAACCACATACAATTTTTTTATATTATTGTAATCGGCACCATTTTTTTCACAAACATCATAAACATGATTTGCAAACATGACTCTAGCTGCAAGTAAAGAATTTCTACTCATCTTATATATCGCAGCTTCTCTGGGTGAGACACGATGAGCGGTTTTCATGAATGGCAAAGCGTACTGAAGGGCAAAAAAATCTTCTTCATCACTAGCACCAATTATCACCGATTTGCGATGATCCATTGTATCCTCTTTCCAGTGATTTTCTCTCAAAAACTCCGGCATGTAAATCCAATCATCTTCCAATTGATCTGGGCCTAGAGTGCTTCTGACAACAATCTTACCACCACGGTTTGATTTGCTAGTTTTACTCCTAACTTCCCTAATAGCATCCTTGACTACAGATTTTGACAAACCCTTTTTGGTAAAATCATTAATAGGAGTTGGAACACAAATAAAAGTATATTGAACATCAGACCAAGATTTAATTTCATAACCCAAAGCTGGATCGTGTATCAAACACTCATGTTCACTAAAAAGCAATTCCGTTGATTTACCAACAAAACCATAACCAACTATAGCAATTTTCATTCTTTGTAACCTGTCACCGTAAATCTTTTATATGTTGTATTGTTTGGGCCCGGCAGTTCCATTTCCTCTGCGTGTGTCACCGAACACTTGTTTCGCATAACAAAATCATCTAAATTATTAAAGGGTCTTATGTGTTCTGGTATGATTAAATTGTTGCCTTGCATGATAACAAAAGTACCGTCTGGAATATTGTTATACCAAGAATCAAAAGTTTCTTGATCAACGTGTTCCGTACTTGTATTGATAACAACATCTGGGTCTTTGTCGTAAGAAAAGTTTTTCATGTCGGCAGTAATAAAATTAACAAACTGACTAGAAAAATATTTGTTGCCGACTTCTTCACACTTTGCATCAACATCAATAGAGTTGACATCAGAGACAAACCTGTTATCTTCAATCATCTTTGCAAGGACGCCATACCACCCACCGAAGATATAACATGGGCCGTGCAAGAATTCTGGGTAGAGTTCAATTACTCTTTCTTTGCTTTGTAATTGGGTATCCCAAAAACATTCTAGGAATCGTCTGTCGTCTGGGTTTTCTCTCATATAATTAAACCAAGAAGACATTGTATCAATAGAAAAAATCAAGATGTTCTCCTAACAACATTAGAAACTGGATTCCAAACAAACCCATCTTCTAATGTCCAATAATAGATGTATTGCAGTAGATCACTATTTGAATCGACTTGAAAGAAATATCTATCGTCTGTTTTCAATGCTTTATACCAATCACTATGCCACATATCCTTGATTTGTTTTTGCAACGGGGTAACTGCGGCACCAAATCTTTTATGTTGGTACATCAAATTTATCGCACGATTGTTGATATCATGAGTAAAGTATAACACCTTAAACCCCCTTTGTCTAGCCCATTCTATCTGATAGGGTAGAATTGGTATACCCAACCATGCTGGTCTAAACTTCTTTGCAATGTGAAGTCTACATATTCTTGCGGATATTTCTGGGTCGCTGGTGTAATGACTGGATTCTGCCACACTAATACATGCAAGTTCACCATCTACATAAACCAACCAAGTTTCCCCATCAATGTTATCGGGATCATACTTGTCATAAGCTAAACTATCGTTGCCCTCTGCAAAGGACAATTCTCTAAAAGTTTCTACTTCTGATTTTTTATCTGGGGCGTATGTGGTTATTTCAAAGCCAGACATTCGATGTCTTCTTGGGATTTCAATGTCCATACCAAAGCAACTCTATTCTCCGTTCCACGATTCTCCACGGAATGTCTAAATCCTGTATTTAAGAAGTAGACTGACCCATCCGCTTTGAGATTGTAAGATTGTTTCTCACCATTATACCAAAAAAAGTTTGTTGTCCCTTCTGTACCTGATATGGGACAAATGACACGAACGCCATAAGAAGGATCATAGTCAATATGGGGCGAGATATCTTTGCCTGGCTCCAGTAAGTGTATCCTAGCACGACACACTTCTGCTTTGAAATTTTCTGTAATAGCCTTTTCAAAATAACTCCCAGTATAATCTTCCAAAGGATAGTCCCACAACATTTCATTTGCAGTTGGTGGTAAATTGTCACCCTTTGCGGATTTGTTTCTCACCCTCTCAATTTTTGATTTACCAATATCAGTAATTTCAAACTCTTCTGCCTTCTTCATATTTTCTGGAGACATTGACATCAGAGGTATTTCATGAAGAGTGCTGTAAATCTGTGCAAGGAAACCCTGATCGTGCAACTTGGTTATGCCTGGGTTTGCATCGTAAATATTCTGCCACTTGTCTCCTATACGAGACAATTCTTCTTTCATCATCCCAATATCAAACTTAATATTTGGAATTGGCGCACAGGCAGGCAACTGTCTTTTCTTAAGCATGGAAAGGTTCTCTCAAAATAGCTGCATCGAAAACGTGACACATATAATTATTTTCATCCAATCCATCAATCCAATGTACACCATTTACAGAATTGAATTCTAACAATAACATTTCACCTTTTTTTGGAAAGTCTATACTAACAACACCTTCATCTGGGACAGGAGTTATAAATGGTAACCTTAACATATGGTATAAGTCCTTGTTCTCTACCCAAGGAGTGTTGTCGGTATGAAATATATGAAACTTTTCCGTGACTGGCAAATCTTGTTTCAATGGATAGATGACCGTAAACGTTCTTCTATTTTCAACACCTTCAATAAAGTTTACCGCATGGGCGTGTTGAAAAAGTTTTGCGGTTGGGGGTCTGTATTGATTATTTCCGAACAAAAAAGTAAACGATCCTTGTGCAGACTCTAGATAGTGTTGTACAGTTAATTTTGCTCTATCGTGTATCTCGTTAAAGGGGAAATCTTCAATCAATATTTTTTTGTCCGATTGAGATTGTACAGACTTTTCTCCATATGTATCCGTGAGAAAATAATAACTGGTATCAATAATTTCTTTCAGTTCATCTTCTGGAATCATGCTGCAAATGTGTTGCAACACATGTTTTGGCATGTGTGGATGAGTTTCCAGTTGGTGTTTGTAGGGTATTCTTTCACAGATGGAAAAATCAAATTCCACAAAAGGAAATTCAATATAATCATGATTAACTAAATTCATTTTGAAATCCTAAAAGTGTCCTCAAACAAACCTATCAACATGCCACCCACATCATACTTGTGAAACTGCCAGTCCCACGGTTGTTTGTGATGATTTGAGTGATATCCTTCTCCAAGAGTAGCAATACCCAACCAATGATCGCTTCTGGGTTTTCCTCCACGGTGAGAGTGTATAAAGACAATTGATCCGATGAGTTTAGCAAATCCTGCTGGGGCCAACCATGCATAGATCACTGCAAATGGATCAATTAGGAAGAGTGTTGCAGCCCACACAACAATAACATGCCAGTAATATCGGTGTTGCGCTTTTAGAAAGTCATTTCTCAACAGATCAGTGACAAACTTCATTCTAGGTAAAGATTTTACCTGAGAAAAATAACAACGAATAAATCCACGATACTCAGGCGAGTGTGGGTCTTTTTCTGTATCAGCAAACTTGTGGTGTTCTCGGTGTTGTGCTGCCCATGCTAGTGCTGGCCCAACCATCATGATGTGAGCAAAAAAGGTCATCAAATAAACAAACCAATTTGGAGCAGTAAAACAATAGTGAGACCAATACCTATGATATCCTACTGTGATACCCAACATGATACCGCAATACATAAAGAATGTAATAGCCCACTCCATCGGAGTAGCAAAGAACATTCCTAATACTGAAAGTTGTGCAATTACTTGTCCAGCAAGTAGTGAGTTTGGAGTTGGTTTCATTACCTTCTCATTCGGGAGATATCTTCCGCTTGTTGTTGATCAATAACTGGCACCGCATTAGATTTATGCATCGTAGCAATGCCTTTAATTAGTGTACCCGTGTATTTCATTGGTTCTTTCTTTGAACATGCATCAGCAGAACCAAAACTATCTACACTAGGATATTTATCACGATGATCAGCCGATCTGTAAAAAGTTTGTGGAGCAACATACTCGGTGAACTCAGGTTTTTTCATTTTCTGATAATACACCTTGTTCTGCCATCCTTTTCCACGAGGCTTCTTTTTACGGGGTTTGGTATTGGTATGAAAAACTGTCATATTCATTCTCTCCCATTAAAGTAATTATTATAAATATACCATAGAGAGAACCCAAATGTCAAGTCTTTTCTTAGGGGAGAGAGTAATATGCATTCGCATAAGCACTTTTTTTATGCTTTTTTTATCACGGTAGCACTTCTGGTCAGTTGTGAGGCAGCATTCGGCCAAACGGATGACGGGTCAACAACGACTAACATCAACAACAACACCACGACTGATAACACTAGTACTAGCACAAACACCAATACTAATACTAACACAAATAACAACACCAACACAAGTACTAGTACGAGTACGAACACAAATACTAATACTAATGTGAACACCAACACTAGCACCAATACAAATTATAATAACAACACTAGTACTAGTAACAACACCAACAATAATACTAATACTAACAACACAACAATCAATAGTACTAGTAATAACACCAACAACAATACTAATACTAATACTAATATCAACACCTCGACCAGTACTAGCAACAATACAAACAATAATACGAACACCAACATTAATACTAGTACTAGTTCTAGCACATCTGACATCAATCAGAATGTAAACAGTAACACAAATAGCACCAGTACTTCTGACAACACCAATACCAACAATAATACCAATAACAATTACAGTGAAAGCAATTCTAATTCTAACGTCAATACCAAGAATGAGAATATCAATAGAAACGAAAATGTAACCAAATCAGAGACTACAATTAAGTCTCCCCCGCCCAGTGCAATCGCACCGAGCATTGGTTCTTCTTATTCTCAAGACCTGTGTACTACTGGTATAAGTGGTGCAGTACAAACTCAGATATTCGGTATTTCTGGTGGCAAATCTGTTAGAGATATGAACTGTGAGAGAATCAAACTTTCAAAGACCCTGTATGACATGGGAATGAAAGTTGCGGCGGTTTCCTTAATGTGTCAAGATGAAAGAGTGTGGAATGCCATGAGAATGGCTGGAACACCTTGTCCGTTTGAGGGTGCGTTAGGTGACGAAGCAATACAGTCTTGGGACGTAAACAAAGACAGAATGCCTACGGGTGCATATGACAAGAAAGCAGTTGACGGAAGGTTGAAAGATAATCCAGACACAGCCTACAATGTCTACTCAAAGGAAGAATTCTGTGAAAGATATCCTGACGAAGCTATTTGTTACTAGTATTGCGGTTGGTTTTCTATGGGCCGCAAATTACGCTGAAGCACAAACTCAAGTAATGGATGGTGTCGATGACGGCACCGTTCACATCAACTTGGGTCATACCTTTCCTTATTATGGCGGAGTATTCACAGACGCCTGGATGTCTAGTAACGGATTCATCTTGTTCTACGATCCAGCGAATTCATTTGGAAACCCAACCACATACAATAATGGATGTTGTAATGGGTTTTTTCCAGGCGGCATAGGAGGAACCTTTTCTTACATGCTTGCCCCTTTGTGGACAGACTTGCGGCATGACACTAGTATACCAGACTCAGGTTACTTTTATGAGACAGGTAAAGACGGCACTGCATTTCTCTGGCAGAACATAACAGAATTCGGCACTAACAATCTAAACACATTTGGTGTTCAACTATGGCCCGATGGTTCGTTTGACTTTCATTATGCAGATGTCAATATTACAAATCATAATGTATGGATTGGATTTACAGGTGACACGACAAGTTTAAATGGTAACGTCTACGATGAAGTAAACGAATTGTTTTACAAGACTGCCCAAGAAGGCGGTATGACAACAGATCACATTGGCAACTTTGCATCTGAAACTTATGAAGTAGAAGGTAACACATATTACGCATGGTACGGGGAAGACGGAGGTTACACCTCTGGGCCCGATTGTAGTAACCCACTAAACGATTCATCGTGTGAAGGATATGAGGAAGCATACTTCAATCAACAATGCGAACAGAATCCTCTTTACGATACGCAATGTCCAGGCTACGAACAAGCATACTACGAACAACAATGTTCTGCCGATCCATTGTATGATTCTGGGTGTCCTGGCTATGCAGAAGCTTATCACGACCTACAGTGTTCGTTGGATTCACTTTACAAAGATACATGTCCAGGCTACAAGGAAGCATTGTTTGAGTACAACTGTACACTAGACCCACAATATGACATGTTGTGTCCCGGCTACATTGACGAGGAAATGTTTAAAGTAGACGATACTAAAGATGATTTTTCTGGTGTCGATGACGGAAGTGATGACGGCACTAGTTTTAACATGGATGGTATTGAGGAAACAGTTTACACTTCAGAGGATTCGTATACTCAGACTATACAAGATGAAAAATTTGTAAAATTTGACGATAAGGATGTTCATTCTGAAGAAGTGTTCATTAATAATGAACAAACTGAATTAGTGGACACAGAAGAATTGGTTGCAAATGACGGAAAGGTGAATGAAGAAAAGATTTTAGAAGACCAAATAGAAGACCAAATAGAAGAAGAATTAGTAATTTTAGAAGAAATGGAAGTTGTTGAGGTTCTTGAAGAGAAGGTTTTGGAAGAAGAAGTCGAATTAGACAAGGTTGAGTTGGTTCCAGTGACCGAAAAAGTAGTTGCAACAGCAAAAGTTGATGCAACATCACTAGTTTTAGCACAAACTGCTAAACTAGTTTCAAATTTAAGAGAAGAAAGTGCATCTTCTTCCCAAAATTCCCAAAATACTTCAAATTTGAGTGTAAGTGAGTCTGCAATTGGGTCAAATTCGCAAGAATTTACCGATGATCCAGCAACAAGTGAGTCAAATTCGCAAGAATTTACCCAACAGACAGAAAATTTGATCTCCGAGACTGAAAATTCTGGTCAATATATGTCACCAGAACAGTTTTTGTTCGGTTCTGACAACGCTTCCTTTGCAATGATGACAGGAAGTGTATCAAATAATACAGAAAGTGTATCAGAAAATGAACAAACAGAGTCAGATGCACAGAATGTTGAACAAAATCTTGCATTGGGAGACTTGGCTCCAATAGGATTTGCTATCATACCAGTGCAAACGTCTAGCGGAATGGTGGAAACAGTGATTCCAATAGAAGAACAGTCCTTGGCAGAGAGACTAGCTGAACGTATAAGACAGAAAAATCTGGAAAATTCAAACGAAGCGGCAATTGGACAGACTGCTGTATTGCAACAAATAGCATCTGGAACTGATATGTCGGCATATTATGACAAAACACCAACATACAAACAAGACATGTATACACAAGAACAGGTTTATGGTAATATCGTGTTGACCGACAACGTAAAGTCGCATTATAAAATGTTCTCAGAAAATCACGGAACAATGCAAGAACTAATTAGGAGTCAATACTAATGGCAGAAATAGAAATTGGGGGAGTAACCTTCAAGGGCGGCAAAATGCTCGCAGTAGGTATGGCCTTATCTTCCGCAGTAGGTGTGTTGTACGGGGGGTTTGAAGTCTACAAAGATTACATGGATATGAAAGAACAAATCCAAGAATATGTAGCACCAGACCTCTCAGGAATCGAGCAGAGTATCGCTGTGCTTGAAGAAACAGTAAACTCGCAAAACACAACCATCCTGGCGCAAAGATCAACCATCGAAGCTCTAGGACAAGAGATAGAAGCAAAGACAGATGCGTTGGATCAAACCACGGACGTTATGCGTGAAAGTATAAATAGGATAGACGGTGATCTACAAGGTCTGTTCGCAGACGTTAGGGATACCGATAAAAGACTGTATGAATTGGAAAAGGGTACTTCCAAGGAACTCAGCGAAATAAGAAAATCTATCCAAGATCAAATTCAAGAAGCCTTGGAGAACCCACTGGCGGGACAATAAAAATGGGTGAAGAATAATGGCGCAGTCGGGAGCAGGAGCAGAGATAACAGCACTCTATGAGTCGTTGCAGGCTTACGCTTGTGCAGCCAGACAAGAAAAGGGAAGAGACCTTGAAAGTCTTTTTGAAATTAAAGCGTCAAATACAAAAAGTGCAGATTGCGACAGAACTTTAAAAGAATGCATGGATCAATTCAAAGGTGATGCGGGGTACAGTTATAGTATCATTGCAACTGCAAACAAATTTTTCAAAGACTACCAAATCAGAAGCGGGTACACCTTCCACAGAGGCAGTCAGAAAGTAGAAGGAATCTACAGAGAGTGGAGAAAGTATAAGACTGGTTCTGGGATGACAGGTGATGACAAATGGAATCCAGCAGACATCTGGGCGATCAAGGCTGGATATACCCAGAAAACCAACTGCAAGAACCTACAAGAGTACAATGATTTTGTATTAGATCAATACAATGCAAAAAAACTCATCGGCATTTCATTGAAAAAAGTCCCAAAGGGACAGGTGAAAACCAAAGTATATAACGATGGCAATAATAAAATAACTGCAAAATTCAAAGAAGTCAAACCAATGACAGACGTTACTGCATCGAAAGATGTTTATCTAACCGTAACTTCTGACGGAAAGGATTTTGACATTCAGTTAAGAAACTTTTCTTCTAGAGCAGTAACATCATCATGGCAGGGTGAGGTAAAAGGAAAGTCAGCAGCCGGTGGTAAAATTGGTGGGGGTCTTTTGGTTGAACAGGCAAAATCTGGAGGCGTTACTGTAACTCCCCCCAATCAATTCAATCCAAACCTAAAACCAACTGACACAGTTTTACGCAAATTTGCAACCATGTACAAAAAGATTGCTGGGACAACAAATAAAGAAAAACAAACAGAGGTAATTGCAAAAACAAAGGGGTTGGCTGCAGTCGATCCGACTTGGTGGATGTCCAAGTATCTGAGTGTATATTATGCACACGAGGTTTCTACTTCAACAAACAAAAACAAAGTGGCGAGTAAAATATACTCCTACGCATCATCCGCAACGGAGAACAGTAGTGTGTTTGTGAAGTATTATGACATATAAAGAAAATGAGCAGTTTATCGGAACATGCTCAGGTTCCTGTTACGCTCCCGATAGCTGGGAGGGAGCAGTTTTTCCTTGGTCTGTTCTACCGCCGTTGCTCAGGGCGCCCAACGTTTAACGTCTATCTGACGGAGCAGTTTAAGGTAGGTCTGGGTGGGGTCATGCTCAGGAACCGCAACCGTATGTCCGATTATTTATACAAGTTTAACAAAAAAATGAGTTTAAGTCAAGGGGCTTTCGCCCCTTTTTTTAGTCCAAATCCATTGTTGCAAACTGGACATCTTTTTGGATGTGAGGAAGATTGAAAAACTCAACACTTAATCCACGGGGTTCAAGAGCCCAAGTAAACATCTCTTGGTTTTCAATTCCCTTTTGACCATTGTTCCATTCTTCATAAAAACTAGGAAGAGCATGGCGAACCAATACTTTGACCGTGTTGTGTTGTCCCTCAATCAAATCATCTTTGACGTTTCGCAACAGAGTTTGCAAACTGCCACCAGAACCAGAAGTAATTGTGTAGGCGAGAGTTGATCCATCAGCACGCAACTGACTAATCTTTTCGGCAAGTTTTGATTTGTGCGGTTCAACGTTATAGTCAATCATTTTCTGTCCAACCATATTCATTTCTTGCACCTCAATCAATTTCTTTGCCTTCTTAGCGATGTTCTTTGCATTGCGGCGGGGAATGTTAAGGTCAACAAGAATCTCTAGCATTTCATCACTGAGAGGATCGACATGTTCGTTGAAGTACATCGTTTCAATCATCTTGTTAAGATCATCTGGTTGATTGCGTTTTGGATCAATGACACTTTCGGGTTTGTTTAGATGCATACCCAAATAATCAATTTCAGTATCATTTAGATGTTCCCACTCTTCACGAGGAACACGGACAGTAGGAATATCCTTACCATGTTTTGAATCAGCGGTGCCTTCTGTAGAATGGTTTCCGCCGACCATAAGAGAACCATCAACACCGTACTCTGGGTCAGATTCATCGTAATACTCGTCAAGCAAAACGGCACGCAATCCAAGTCCCACTGTATCACCATGTGCATCATCAATGGCATTCTGAATAGCTAGTTTATGGTTACGATCATCAGCTGCACGAACCTGTAATTTCGCAGATTTCAGAATTTCTTTTGCATCAGTAAGAACACCTTCACGACTCATGATATCATCAGCGAGTTCTTTTACTGCTTCTCGGTTGATCCCTTTACTAGCGGGTGACCCATTCGACTTGTTAAAGTACATGGGGTTAGACTTTGCGTTCACTGCTTTCAACATTTTATGCTCCTCGTTTCGCATTGTGTTGTAACTACCTGTCAGTAGTATTTCATAACAAAAATCCTCACGACTATTTCGTAGTAAGGAAGCAAACTCTTCATCCGTAGAAGAGTGATTGTATTCATCAGAGATCATTCCCTTATGAATTCCAATATAAATTCGGCCGGTTGGAATGTGAGTGTATTGATAAAGATATGCTTCGTATCTCATTTTTTGAATCCATTCCGATCCACGTTGGTTGAAAACTCAACCTCGGTCAAAAGTGGCGACAACAGTCTATCCTGCAATCGAAATGCCTCTTTCTCCCAAGGCTGATCTTCGTAGCTCATATTATATGAGCAGTGTCGTGACTTCCACTTAATTGCTGAATGGTTGTCATTTAGTTCACGATTAACGTATTGTTTAACGTGAACCATCTCATGAATGATGGTAGAAACCATCTCCATAAAATGTAGGGTTTTATTAATCTGAAGTTTGAATGTGCGTGGCGAAGAACCAACAAAATCTTCTTTCTCAAGGGCGATATTCTCGCAGTATCCATCTGCATCAGGAATGTTCTTCAGATGAACATCAATATAAATGCGTCTGACATCTGGCATGAGATTGCGAGTACACCAATCGACACACTGATTGACGACATGTTTTTGGAAACTGTTTCCACCACGAACCAATACCGAAATTTTACTCAAAAGGAATTTCCTCCCACAAGTAATCTTTAGCCACTTCCTTGGCGTAGGAGACAAGATAGGGTCTATCCGAAAACTGATCTTCAATAACAACCTCAACATCAGCACCAGTGGCGTAAGCCTCTTCGGCTGCGGTTTGACATTCCAAAACGAATTGACCCATCTTACTCATTACTGCACCTCTCCACATTCACCATATCGTCCACATCGATAAGCACGATCTTTTTCACGTTTCCAGATTTCGTACTCACGTTCCCAAACACCTCGTTCGTATGCACACTGCACAGAGTTAGCATTACATCGGAAGGGCGGGAATTCTGCACGATCATTATATCGATAATCACCGTACTCACCATAAGAACCGCCAGAACGGCGATCTTTTAGAACCGAACCAACCAGAATGGCAGAACCCAAACCAATCAGTACACCTTCTTCACGTTTTCCCAAAGCGAAAGCAGAGTTCGCAGAAAGCAGGGACATCGCAACAACAGCTGAAATAAGAAATTTCATAATAGACTCCTATGATATCTGTTTTAAATTTCTCAGAACATCCTTGTCTTTGTAATTGCCGGCATTAATCCAATTACGAAAAGCTTGACATTGGACAGCGGCATCCATACAATTTTTGTAGTTGGAACACCCATCACACGGCTCCGATCTTTTACTGGTTGGGCCATAATAAAGTTGTGTGCCTTGATCGCACTGATCGCTGCCCCACTCAGATTTCCAACCTCTGCCGTTATAAGACTCAGAGTCCCACCAAATCGTATCACGCATAATTATTTATCCCCCAAATCAAAAGTTCCGTCCAGCACTGGCCAAGACATTATAAACAAACCGATAATGCTTAGGAAAGTATAATTAAGTAGGGAGGCCGTTGGATCGGTATCCAACGTACCAACAGCACCCAAAAGAAGAAGCAAACCAAAAATAAAACGAATCATTAGGCAGTCACCTCATATTCTTTATTCCACTGACCGACATTGACATCCATATAATAGGCAGTGTCAAAGTAGTCAACCATGGCATCGGAATTGTCATACCAGAGATTACCACGCATGGCAGCCAAAAGTTCCTGTAGAAACTTCTTTGCCTTACCTGTGTAATGCTTTTCGAACCAGTAAGGATTGATCTGGTAATGATGGGCGCCTTCGCCAGTGTAATCTTTCTGGAAGTCAACAGCACCAGACTTGAGATTCACGACCAATACCATATGGTCACGGACAGCAATCGAACCCTTGACACCGTACTTGTTAAGAACAGACTTGATGCCTGGGGCGAGCTGCTTTTTGCGTTCTTGATTCATGTAAGCCATAATTTTCTCTCTCTCAATCAACGTTACAGTACATATTATGACAGCCCTCGGGGCAGATGTCAAGAAAAAGCTGCCTCCGTAAGCCATTGAAAAATAAGGAAAAGCGAAAAAAGTTCAAAAAAATTGTAAGTTGTTGATTCATAACGATTTTTTTCTTCAATAAAATCAAGGACTTAGAAATTAATTGATTCTAATATCAAATCTGTCACTTTTTTGTGGGCCCATCGGTCTGGGTGAGCGTCATTTGAGACATGACTAGACGCCAATTTGGGCCAATAATTGTTGGTAACATCTAAAATCAAATCCATCATTTCCTCGGAAAAGTGATTTCGGCCGTCCTTCTTAAAAGAATCTACGCCATCTGTTTTCCACCTAGCACCAACTTGAAAATCGGTGTATCTTGGAATGCTTATATCTGGATGGCATAGTTCTACTACGCTCCTAATCAATGGAATAAAATATTCATTTTTGAAATCATATACCCAAGGTGGTAGTTTTTGTTGAGCACCAATCAAGTACAGTGGGATTCGTTTTTTTGATGAGAATAATATCATCCTAGACACCATCATAAAACTTAGAAGTTCATTCCAATGTCCCCATTTATCAATGGTGATGCCGCCAGTTTTACTTTGTTCTAACAAAAATATACTGGGGTCTGTTATCATAGATGGAATATCTCTACAAGGCCCACTCCAAAAAAAGATGATTGCATCAAAGTCTTCAATTGTTTTCCAAGAATCACCAAAACCATGTACATCACAAGACATCTTTGCCCTGTCATCTTCAAGTTTGATGCCATGATGTTGAGTAGCATAAAACATTCCGTTTTCTAAATGATTCATTGCGGTGTGATTTGATCCGCCTGGGAATCCCTGCCTTATTGCAAAATGCCCTGCCTCTGTCAACCAGTGTTGTGTACCAGTGTGAGTAACCACATATCCTCTAGTTGAGACTTTGTGGCCATATTGTGGAGAGTCTTCATGCCCCCACTCTCCACAAGCATTACTGTCACCCGTGATAAAAAACTTAGCCACTACAACATCTCCAAAATTTTATTTGCTAAAATTTCATGACATTTTCTGTCGGGGTGAGCATCTTTTGCAACGGTATTTTTATTTTTAACCTGTTTCCAAAAATTTACCGACTTTATTAGAACGTCCAATGTCTTCTCGTCATAACGTGATCCCGTGTACTTTATCTTTATGTCCAATCCTTTATTCAGACGCAAATTATTGTTTCCCCATCCAAAATAGACGGTATCCATCCATTCTGGCCTATCTAGTTCTGGGTAGCATAATTCTATAAGACTCGGTATTGTCCTTAGACCACTGTCAGCAAACTGGTTGAAATCAATCTCTGGTAAATCCTCTTGTCCGCCAAGCAGTATTATGTTATTGTGCAAACCGATCAGTTTAAACAAGTCTTGGTGAATACACAATTGATTCCAGGCCTGCATCATTTGCCATGTTATTGCTCCTTGACTCTGATAAGACTCCAAAAATAAATCAAATTGCGTGGAATCGACTATCGACCTCAAAGGGCCCGTCCAAAAGAAAACAATTACATCCAATGAATTCCTATAGGGTTCCGTGTCATAATCAAATTCATCGGCAATAATGTATGGGCAAAGTCTTGGCCCCCATGTCGATGAATCGTACTCTGGTTGAAGATATGCTGGTTTGTCACGGCACAACATATCAATTGCAAGGGCGTTGGAACCGCCTGGGAAAGATTGCCTGAAAACCTCATGACCGGCATTGGAAAGAAACTCGGCAACACCCCTGTGAGAGTTTATTGTGTTAATCCCGATTATGTTTGATCGGTCTCCCACTACATCCCATTCACCTGCCGAAACGGAATCCCCCGTCACCAAGATTCTCATAGTTTATTTCTCTCCGAAGGTTCAGCGCCGAAATTCACCCTACCACTCCCGAAGAATCGCAGTTAGCAACATAAACAAGGAAACCGCATTCAACATAATCAAAGCCCGATCCTTCCACATCACAGACACCCATAACCAGAGTGCCACACCGACAGTTCCAAAGAACAAATCATAGGGTCTATATTCTGGCCCCGCAGCACGAAATGCTAGCGAGAGCAGTATTAAAACGGATGCGGCCCACTTAACGTACCAGTCCAGATTCTCAGGATACCATCTATCATCGGGTCTTTCGTCTGGCATATGCGGATGTTCAGTCATAATCTCGTTGTCTCCAATATGGTTGATTTCAAAATGTCTTCATATGTCCCGTCATCACGTTCGATAACCACACGATCACTTTGAGGATTAGTTGGCACTTCCAATCCCTCGACAGTATACTCTTTGTCAGGTTTAGTCCAATGATGATATCTTACTCTGATCCTTGGTCTCATCCGATATGATTCCCGTTGAGAATTTTGAGCAGTTCTTCTGCCGTCTTATTGTACCCTTCAACCTGTGATGGCTGCACAGTATTTTCTTCAAGTTGTGCAAGAAACCTTGGAAACTCTTCGGCCTTGACAATGTACTCACCATCACGATATGCAAAGTAATGTTCTACAAGTAACTTTAAGTTTGCACTTAATGGTGGTAACTTGGGTGGTGGGTTAAGTTTAGACATAGTACTTTCCGAAAAATTAATATTTAAGCAAAAGGTGAATGTAGAGGGTGTCGTTTATCTGCTATTCGTGGGGAATCGGGTTGCAACCCCACCTCTACATTCGCCCCCAAAATGGTGCCGGTTGTAGGAATCGAACCCACGACCTACTGATTACAAATCAGTTGCTCTACCTACTGAGCTAAACCGGCTTTTCAGTATCCAAAATCATTCTGTTCCTTTGTTTGTTCAACCACTTTCTTCAAACTAGGACTCTGAAACTGTGGCACATACTCGGGTTTTGGTGGTGGTTTAAAGTTATCTATAACAACCTTGGGTTTTCTCTTGGGAGGAGTTCTTTTGAGAGACCAATAAAATGCTTTCTTCTGCTTTATAACAAATATGGATATAATCTTATCCGGCTGAAGATCAATTATTCTGTTACTCTCGTCATAGTGTCTCCAAGAATAACTCCCGTCCTTAGATACTTTCAGATTGTACACCCACATCTCATGAATATACCCCGTCTCATAGATGATTCGGAGTTTATCTAATCTGCGCCTTTTTAGCCTGTATTTGAATATCTTTGGGGTTTTCACGCAAATCCTGTGGGGCAAAAAAATTCTGGGCAAAAAATTTTAAAAAACGCTTTTAACTAATGTATATAGGGGGATGCCAGATGCCCTAGTAAGGGCCAGAGAGCCCGGCCCAAAGCATAGGCCCGGCTCTCGCCCCCTAGAGCCTACTTAGGCAGCAGACAGAGCACGGTAGCCAGCGGCCACCACAGCACGACTCGGAGTGCCGAGGCGAAACTTCTTGCTGACGCCCTTAGAGGTCTTCACGCTGTTCAGATAGATAGCGTAGCCCTCATGGCGCAGACGGTTCACTTCACGCACAGCATCACCGACACCGAAGCGAGAGGCAATCTGCTTAGCGGTCAACTGCTCACCGTTCTGGAATGCGGCTAGGATTTTCTCACGATTAGTCATTATCAACTTCCTTTCGTTAAGTTAAAGTTAAGGTCGGCCGTTTTGGCTATGGCCAAGGTCAAGGCCGGTTCACCTTTTAAAAATAAATTATACCACTAAATTAAGGCATCTGTCAAGAGTATTAATAGCCAAAATCCAACGGTTGCGTATACTATTTCTGTCATTAATATTGCCTACCTATAATAAAAAAGGGATGTGGGGAGGAGAAAGAAAAAACCACATCCCATCAAGGCCATGGACACCACACCCACGGCAGGAGAAACTCAACTAAATTTGTGACTGTATATCTGCCACTTTTCGATCACTGGGTAGCCATACTCGTCTTCATCTATGGCAATCTCAGCGACAGTGGCCTTAATGTTGGCATATCGAAAGCCATCATTAGTAATTAACTTGTGGGGGAACTGCCATGGCGTTGTCATATCGTCCAACTCATCATTGGCCTCATACCAGTGGCGACCCTTCACATCCTTTTCAATAAAAGAACCCTTAACGTTATTCATCATAGATACTCCGGCCCTGTCCAGCGAACCCAACTAAAATCCCCTTCCAACACATTACCACGAGCCTTGTTTCTGGCAGGGGCAGACCAACTAGCGGCCTTCAAGATGTCACCAGCACGAAACTGTTTGTCATCTGCCTTCTGAATGAAACCCCACACCATAGTCTGGCCATCGGTCTTTATCACCTTGAGGTATTTGCGGCCCTCTTCGACTGACAACTTGGCACGAAATGACTCAAAATCATCGTCCTTAGCATACTCTGAGCGGCTGTGCCAGCGTTGGTAGTCAGTAGCAATGGCGTCAAAAAGGGCATCAATATTCATAAGGCTTTACTCTCTCAAAAGGTACAAATACAATTATACAGATGGCTGGGGCAGTTGTCAAGGGGCTTTGGCGAAAAAAGCGAGAAAAAAATGTGCTTTTTTGCCCTTGACATTGGGGGAAAAGTATGGTAGCCTGGCTTTTAAACCTCAGCGAATCGCTCAGCAGCTGTCGCCGTGCGGATTTAGATAACCACTATTTCCCACTATTCACCACAAAGCACCTCATGTATAGAACCTTCCAAATATCTCACAGCATTTCTAAGTATACCTATATCTTCTCTGAATTTACCGAATCCCGTATTACAATTATCACATAGCCATCCACGAACATTACCCGTATCGTGGCAATGATCTAGTCTAGCATATGATCCATCGTATACATGTTTACATACGGGGCATTCAAACGTTTGGGGTCTTTTCCAATGTTTAGATTGAGACCTTTTTATAGTTTTTTTCTTTGATCGGCAAGTCCTACAAGACGGTCTACGAACAACTCTGCCATTTGGGTTATCTTTACTATAAAACCTTCTGTTTGGTTCAAATTCTTCTATTGCTTTCTCTATATTACAATCACGACAAATTTTTGTTTCTATCGTATTATCTTCTCCCCACAGCGTTAGCATAGTCTCTTCAGGCTCTCTTCAGTACTGTTAGACCACACGTTTTTGTGTCTTCATAAAATATTTCCCATTGTGGATTCTCTTTTAGGAATCTGATTATTGCTAAGTCTACACCAAATCCCATGTTTCTCAATGCGGGGCTGGTGTCATGTAATCCTATATACGTTTTTGTCTTAGGGGCAAAGCGAGTTAAATCTGAATATGCGGCTTCTTCTGTGTGATCAGCATCTATATACAGCACATCACATTCAATGGGATTAGTGTTTTCAGTGCCTTTGTTTATAAACTCATATTCTATTCCACGTTCTGAAGCATAAGAATATAAATGTTCAACATCTAAATCAGGGGAGAAGTCTACACCGTAAACTTTCTTTCTGGCGCACTCAATAAGAACCTTGGAAGTATATCCCGTGGCAACTCCCAGTTCAACGATAACGTCAAATCCAGTGAAATGTTCTTTATACCATGCGATTCTTCTATGATTATCACCTATGCTTTGATCATAGGACATCGTGTTTCCTTTGGAAATAAAGTCTGATAAATGTTTTTCTCGTTATGGCATACATTGTGAATAGTGTTGTCATAATCACAGAAGTCCACACGGTTGGCAGATTGTACAGATCAATGCACACATACAATAGGACAAAGTTCAACGGAATGTTTACCATTGCGGCAATTCCCGTATCAGTCGTTGCTTCGTACAGCGCTCGCTTTACGTTGTCCTTCATGATATTCCTCGCAGACGGTCTCAAATGTTCTCCACATAGCATCAAATTTGATCTCATATAAATCCTTGATAGCCATGTATTTGTTCATGATATCATCATCACTATATCCATCTGAATGATCTACGAGATGTTGTGTTACCAACTCAATGTCTCTGGTAACATTCCAGCATTCCATTATTTGTTGTTCTAGATCGAATATTGACTGACTCATAACTTCACCTCTACGAAGATACCTTCATCGGTACTACGAATGCGTTCCACAATCAAAGGTTCATCACCTTTCTCATCAAAGTAAATCTTAGAACCAACTGCAACATACGGGCCGCCGCTGGGGTCAAACATACCGAGATCATTCGGATCAAGGCCTTCCTGACCCTTTTTACCACCAAAACGACAGTGGTTCATTGAAGTACCAGTCATGTGAAACTGGTATTCTTTGTCATTGAGTTTTTCCCAATGATACTCATCACCATATCTATTTTTCATAGCCCAGTTCCTTCGCACGTTTCTCAGCATACTTAACAGCACTTTTTAAAGATTTAATAAGGTTTTTTGTATCATCGGCGTGATACTCATCGATTTTAAGAGTTCTGGGACTGATAAAAGATTCCAGTTCCTTGTCGATTAAATCTTTTAGTGTCACGGATTTGGTATAAGCCGCTTCACAAGCCGTCCCAAAGTACACTTCGGTTGCGATATTGCCCTCGGCAGTCAACCAAGGGTCTGCGTCAATTTCAACAAAGTTTTTACTCATGTTTCACCCATGTTTCACCCATCGTCTAGACCAGCTTCCCATCGTTCTGATTCCCACTGCTGAATGAAGTTTGAGAATCCTACTTGAAGTACACTGTACTCGCTCAGATTCTCTTCACGCCACTCTTCAATCTCTTTCACTTGGTCTGGAGTGATTTCAGTAATCTCTCCAACACCAAAATGCTCAGTGATCTGTTCCCATACTTGGTCACAGATTTGGCTTTCATAATACTCTTCGGACTTGTGAGGGCGATGCCACACATACTTTTCTTCACTCATGATCAAAACCTCGTTTGATATCGGTTGTCGGGGTCAACCTCATCGGCAGTCAAGGGCAAACCCATAAACACCTCTGTATATTCGTGATCCCAATTGTTGTCAAAGAACCAACTGGTTCCATTTTCGCACAGTTCTTCATCTAACCATTCATCAGACAGAGGAGAATTCTCGGTCAGTATGGGATAGTAGAAACAGGCACACTCATCGAAATAGTCTACCATTTCAAACTCGGAGAATTCGCACTCTGGTTCACATTGACCACTAGCACTCTCATCAAGATAAGACTCGAGCAGTTCTTTCTCTTCTTCGTTGGTGATCTTTACGATATATGCACCAGATCGAAAGTTAGACTCAACTCGGCAACGGTCACCGCTCTCGTTATCTTTCCATACTTCCCACTGGTCAAAACTCTTTTTGTACATCGGGTGAATGGTGTACTCTTTTCCTACTTCAATTTTCATGATAAATTCCTTACTTGAACAATCTAAGATTAAATCTTATCATCTTTTGTATCGGAAGTCAATACAAAATTAATCTAACCACTGTATGATTTCTACTGTACCACCACATCCAGCAGCACGAATAGTGTTGGCTGTTTCCTCTGCTTCTTCTCTTGTTTCGAACAATTCTACCACCAAATCAGCACAGGAACCCGTGTCTTCAGTGATATAATAAAAAGAGTCATTGGTCGATACTTTGATGGCGTACTTCATTCTGCCTACCATACCAGATTTCTTACTAAAAATCCGATCCCAATTACTAGCAAACGTTTCATTGTCTACCGAATAGGGTCTCGGTCTACTTCCCTTGCCACTCATATACTTTTCCTCTAGGCCAATCAATCATTCCTCTAGCATCACGCTTTTGTAATTCAAAAAAATCCTTGGTTTCAAATATTGGTAACTCTGGAACCTCAGCATTCTGAATTAATGTTAAACATCTCTTTCGATTATGCATTCTCTCCGTATCTGTTATCTCTACCAAATCGGACAGTTTAATATTTAGCAATTTTTTAAACTGTTCATAAAATCCTTCAAGTCTTTCTTCATTATCTTCTATACTGTCAAAAGAATAGTCAATAACGTTATCGTGCATCTTGAACCCCAACCACTTCAAATTGCGATAATAGTTCTGTGCCGAAAATCCGAATGCAATCTTTTCATGTAGCAGAGGTTTCCATGTTTTTTCGGTAAACCTCAACGTATTTACCTCTGGTTCAACATAAACATCTATCAATACTCTATCATAAAATTCAGCAGGATTGAAAGCAATTTTCGTTACCATGTCTGGTTGTTTCAAACTATCGGCAATATTGAATTCTATATCAGCGAACACCCCGTTCCGTAAAAAAGAACAATACTGATTGATCAGTCCATCTTTCTCCACCTTGTCCCATAATTTCTGTCTAAAGGGTCTAGATTTGCCGTTAAGAAAACAAAACGGAATAGTGATCTCTTGATTTACATGTGTCTTGCCATGAGATATTGTTAGATACAAAAAATAGTAAGGGTTTTTGCCGTGATACATATTTCTAGGCAGAGTATGATTCATATCACGAAAAGAATTGTCTTCGATGCAAAAAGATATATCAGAATTCTCTTCCACGAAAGAAATGTCAACAAATCGCACTATCTCTTCCCACAAATTGAACAAAGTATATTTTTTGTCCTTGCCGTGTTCGGATACTATCTCTTTGAGAGCATCATTATCTACAGTTCGGTGGCCATCAGCATCCCTTGCTAATAGGCATGATATGTAAACATTTTTATCATCAGAAGAAACTACGTTCACCTAATTTGTTCTCTCTTTTTGTCACCAAACTTACGGCGATACACGGTTTCGCCCTTATCTGGACTTTCGTATATCCACGGTCTTTTTGCGTACCACTCTTCATAAGTGATCAGAGGTTTATTAGCACCTTCCATCACGGCAAGATCAGCATGGTACATGGCACGCAAAACTTTGTCAGTATCCATGCTGATACCCAACATGAAACTCGACACCCCCAACGGGATACCCGTACTGGATTTCATAGACTTCATCAGTGAGATTGCTCACCGTAGCAAAAAATCCACTGTTCTCATAGGTAAAGTCAATTGTGGTTGCCCACTGATTGCTATTGATCTGAGTCGTGAAGTCTTTCCACTCAGCGGTCACAGAACCTTTCCACTCCGATACAAATGGCTGATCACTGTCAGTGTACCCAGCGAATACCGAAAAGTTCACATCACCAAAAGTGTAATTGTCTTGGAATCGCACACCACTGGTAGAGTAGTCGCCCGTATTCTGAAACTGATTGTTTTCAAAATTGTAGGTAATACCCTCATCAAAATTATATGCGAATGCCGTTACTGGGCCCAGTGAGATATCAATACCGGCAGATTCTTCTGGATTTAGATTGTTGTTCGACATAACGTAAGCGTCTCCGTTCTCTTCATATAGTGTTGGTTCCCGATAAGATGATCCTATGGCGACATTAATACCAGTGAGCAGGGGAACCGAAAACCCAACTCTGGCAACTACATTGTCACCGTCAGTTCTAACAGAAAAACCACCGTACTCAGCATACGCCTCGACCCGTTCTCTGGTTTGTCCTGCGAATCTTTCTGCGTTGATTGTCGCACCGATCAACACATCATAAAACATCTGTCTAGCATCAGTGTAGAATCGTTGCGACTTACTTTCATAACCACTGCCCTCATTGGGGAAGTCAGCATTGTTCCAACTGTAGCCAACTGTTATATTCTCATCATTGTACGATACTGTGCCACGGTTGCCTTCCTGTTTACACTCATCAGAAAATAGTGTCATGACAAAATTCTCATCAAAGGTAGGCTGGTAGCACCTATCGTAGTCATAGGAATAGTCAGTATAAACTAAATTGAAATTGCCGTACTCTCCACGCACCGTATAATTTTTGTACATGTCGTCTTCGTCATTGTCAGACCTGACCGAATCATTGTTAGCACCAAATGCCGTGAAAGAAAAACCCAAGTCACTTGATATGTGCGTCATGGCACTCTTTGATCCGGCACGAATCATAAAACGATTATCAAACGTATCGTTGATAAAAACAGTTCCAGCGAGTGAACCAGAACCATAGATTGTAGAGTTAGAACCCTGCACCAGCGTGATTCTCTCGCCGCCTGTGGGGATATCGTGAGCAAAGTCATACCAACCCGTACCAGAATCGTTGACTGGGATTCCGTTGCGATATATCTGCGAGTGAATAGTCTGTTGCCCTCGTTCACGATATCCAGCGAAACCACCATACCCACCTTGAGTGAATGATTGACTAGGATCAAGAATCTCAGCGACAGTGAAATCTAAGTTTGGTTTGGGTTCAAATGTCTGGCGAGGTGCCGCCTCCACGACAATCTCATAAAGTTCTTCGGCATACGCTGCACCAGCAAACCATGCCATGAACAGAAATACCACAAAAACATACCATCTAATTTTAATCACATGAACATCCCATATGCTAGACACCACAATTCTAACCCAAGTTTATAAAATACCCAAGCACCCATAACGCACAATGCGCCCATACACATTTGACCAGTGACAGTCTTATTCATTATTATCTCCTATCATGCCACGTTTAATCAGTTCCTTTTTAACCAATTTCATCCATGCATTTTGGACATCAGTAGGCGGGTGATACATCAGATTTTCTGCAAAATCACCACACTCCCAATATCTAAATTCTTGTAGTCCACCTTGAACAACGCTGTCGTTCTCATAAAAAAACCAAGTGTCCCAATCAATCATATCCATCCAATGTTTACAGTCTGGATACATCTTTTCAATTCTTTTGTTTTTGAATTCTGCCTTCATATTTTCTGGCAACGGCGTTGTAGTTTTTTCTGTGTTGTCCCACAGTCTTCTAGCCAACCAACCCATAGTTGCTTGTCCAGAGATTAAGTTTCTATCGCCGTTGCCATGAATTTCATCTGTTGGTCTAACGTGTACATCGTGAAATATATTCTGCCAACACATGTTCATCAAAGGTACGCCATAGGATTTGCACAAAGACTGTAGAGTAATTATGGCACGACATGTGTCAACATAACATTGTGCTTTGCTAAAATTGTTATCGAAATAAGACCTAATGCGTCTATCTAATGACGGTATACCAAAATCCCATATACCATAACCACCCCCAATGATCAACCAATTCGACATCGGGTGTTTTATTTTCTCATTATTTTCGGTGAGGAAATAATTGGTAAAAGTAGTCTGCTGTTCTTTCCTTAACCCATTGTAGATATCTCTCCAGTCTGGGTCTTCGTGAGTGAACAAGAATTCTTTTCTAAATGGCGATGACCACATCACTACCACACCAGCAGCATTTTTTCTTCTCTCTGGTTTTGATAGTTCATAACATAAACGATCACAGATGATCTGATTTCCAGAACCCATCTGTGCAGCATGGATAACAGAATCTCTTCCTAATTCAGATTCTAGTTGTCTGGCCCATGATAAAGTTTTTTTGTCTGTGTGTGCCGTAAAAGAACATCCACCAGTAATAATATAATTATCTTTTTCCGCCGAAGTATCTGACTGCATGTCCCTTTTCCACCAAGTATTCATTCAATGACTGATCAGCGTATTCTTTGTCTGACCAAATCTCACCAAGGATACGACCATACTTGCCCTTGGCATCATATGTTTTTGTTTTAAGAACGGCAGTCTCGCCTTCTGGGCAAAAGTTCACACAGTAATCTTTTGCAGCAAGACCCAATTTCTTTTCTTCCAAATCTCTGGTACGACTTTCTGGCGTGTTAATACCATAAAGTCTGACTCTTTGATCATTGAGCCAGACTCCAAAACCTAGATCGATATGCACATCAACGGTATCACCATCAACCCATCTGTCAATGATTACTTTGTACTCATACATCTTCTTCCCCTTTTATGTGCCACCAAAGGACAAAAACAATCCCACCAGCAACATATAATAAAAACTCAATCATCTTCCGACAATTCTCTTTCCAAAAACCTTGTAAAGATTTTATTATCCTTTCCAAATGTAGTTGCAAACCATTCCTTGCCCATTTTACGAGAAAGAAATTCTTCCACTACAGCCATATAGACCGCACCATGAATCATACCGCCTTGTTTAAATCCAGCCTTGTAACTAGTATAGGAGCAACCTCCCATACAAACTAGTATGATAATAACCTGTTCAAGTGTGATCATTTGTTATCCTTTCAGAATGTCATATAGTTGCTCCCAACTTTTGACAATCGTTGCCGGCCCCTGATAATCCATATTATGGCCGTGTTCCATTAGGAATGAATTGAATCCAAACTCAGCACCAACATCTGCGTTTACTGGTTTGTCTTCAATCCACGGTGCTCCATAATATTTATGCGACAATCGTTCAAGGATTTCATCTTTATCAGCACCACAGTCTAGATAATGAAACCCAACAAAGGCATCACCAAATAATTTTCGTAGGTTTTGAGTTCGCAATTCCTGTGCATACGGATCACTATGAAGACTAGTCACGGCAACAAATAGGTATCCATGTTGTTCAAACAATTTGCGAATGAACCATTGGGCATCACGCAAAGGTGGCAGAAAACCAATAGCGGCACTGCTGTTGAATTGGTTGGTAAGTCTCTTCCCCTCTTCTGGGGTAATGTTAAACCTTTCGTTGATTTTGTACATCAACTGGTATCCCTCCACGGGAACCATTCCATTGTGCCTACACCATCCCATGAATGCGGTCTCCCAATCAAGGCAAACCCCATCACAGTCGGTTAAAATAAATTTGTTTTTCAAGCGGCCTCCTCAAATTTTTCTAGGGCCACATCATATCGGCCGTTTTCATCCTGCGACCATGTGCGCTCACCAACGATATTGCGAGCCATAGTATAGTCCTTTACATCCTCACGGCAAGACAACTTGCCATCAACGAGTTCAGCGTAGATAGCGGTATCCCACTCTTCTACAACTGTAGCGGGGTCAAAGTCGATATCATCGACTAGGTTTTCGCCAACAATATACTCTTCAGCATAATCATTGCGATACTCGATGCACTTAGCCACATCAGTGAAAAACTGGCCAGACATGGCCTGCTCCAACGAAGCCTCTACAACAAAGCAAGAGCCGCCCTTAGACTTCCAGTACTGCGGGCACTCACCCTTACCGTCCCAATCGTGGGCGCCATAGTTTTCCATAAACTGAGTGTAGATAACAACTTTCATAAATTAAACCCCTGACAATTTGATTGCGTTGCGGAACATGATCATGGCATCATCATCATTTTCAAAACCCTCTTCACTGGCAAAGTCCATTGAAGACGATCCTGATACCTGAGAAGCGAGACCATTTTTTGCGATAATCTCTGCACATTCTTCGACAGTAGAACCATAACCAATAGGATCAGCAGCATCGCCAAAGAAGACCAGACCACCATCCTGAGCACCAACAAAATCAATAACCATATTCACTCTCTCTTTCATCATCTTATGTGGCCATTATAAGCCATCTGGAAGCAGAAGTCAAGAAAAAGCTGCCTCTGTAAGCCATTGATTCAAAAGGATAAAGCAAAAAAGTTGAAATTATTTTCTTCAATAAAATCAAGGGCTTACGATACTGGGCGGTATTTGTCGTAAAATCGGCCCCATTGCCAGTCTTCTGGGATGTCGGAATCCGCCCTGACAAGATGCATTTTTCCCGTGGGTTCGACACACCAGCGCATCTTGGGTCTCTCATACGCCTTCTGGCGAATCTTGGCGAGTGTTTCTAGTGAGTGTTTACGCCCATACATGGGATTAAACTCTCCCTGCCGTGTGCCCTTCATTGTCTCGGATATTTTCTTTTTGTGGTCTTCACTCAAACCATTTTTGTGGGGGTGTTTGTCACCTAGTTTTGCTTGGCGAATCCGTTCTCTGCCCTCTGGTGTGTGCCATGCAGTTCTGTCTCTGCATTTATCAACTATGGGCCAATCCTTTTTGTTGTAAGTAATAACATACTCTCGCACACCCTCCACCGTTGATTGTTTAATAATCAATTCTCTGGGTTTGGGTACAAGTTGCAGAGAGTTTTCGTCTACAATCCAAAATTCATTTCTGGTTTGAAACAAAAAGAATCTTGATGCTCTAGACATTAGAGTTTTTCTAACATTTCTAGTTTGTCTTGATACTCTGCTGCCCTACCAAGTTCTTCTTCAATGGTCTGCATGACATCTGGGTGTTCAGCAACACCAACAGATTTTTCTGTCAGAATTCTAGCATTAGTCATATGACGATCACGCATAGCAACAAAGAAAGAGCTCAATGTTGTTTTAATCTGTTCTTTCATTTTTAGGATTTCCTCAAATTTACTTTTTCTAGTGATAGTTTGTCTTTATAACTGAGTATGAATGCAGATATTGCCAACACAAAAATGCCGAGACTCTCGTAAATTATGTTCACTGGTTCGGTTCCCTTCGTGGTCAATACAATCATACGAGTCAATGCGGTAATTGCGATAATGATAGGAAGCGTGACTGGTATTCTGTGGTCATTATAGAATGCACCCACCATGCCAAGTATCTCAGCATAAATGAACAACAAGAAAAGATCAGCGAGAGCCATTTTGCCTTGTTGACCAAACATGCCAACAATATCATACCCAGCAGCCCACACCGTACCAGCAACAATGAATAGTAGTAAAGCCTTCTCAATGTGGAGAATGCCCCTCGACACTCTCTTCTTTACATAATTAGAATCTATCATGACTTTTTCTTGCGGGGAGCTCTCTTCTTCTTGGCCGGTGTTGGTTTGTTATATTCTGTAATACCAAGCGGTTCCATTAATTTTTCTAGATCGGGATACAACTCTAGCAGTTTTCCATCTTTCACTGCTGTAAGTATCTTTGCTTCTTTGTGGTGTACACCCTCAAGAATCTGCAACCACTGGGTCTCACGTTTCCAATCTCTCAGTTTATTCATGTTACTGCCTTCAGTGAAAAACTGCGACACTCTGCGCCACTCCAACTGAATGGTTGTTTCACCCATACCATCTGGAATATCTTCTTTGATTTTAAGTGTCTCTGGTTGTCCTTCTGGTAGATTCCACTCTACTTTCTGAGCACCAACCCCAATGCGTACAAGTGGCACAAGGGTTTGATTGGTTTTAGCCCAAGACTTCAGTCTGGCAACTTGATCCTCGACAGATTCGCCCTTGAATACCCACTCAAAACCTTCGTTTGTTTGTCTAAACTTCATTTTAAAAATCCTTTACGTTTTCAATTAAACGATGCAAATTAAATTTACTAAAATACTTATACACATCATCACGCCCCTTGTTCTTTTGGAGTTCATATTGTGAGATGATGTCATCTTTTATTTCTTGTGGCGTCTGTGACAGATCAACCATCGTCTTGTTACGAATGTATCCTTCTACCATGTCACCAGTAACCCACTCTTCTGGTTTCATTGTCTTCCATTCAGCAATAAGAGTTTTGCGGATCGGTCTTTGTCGTTTGTTATTGGTAAAAACATCGTCATCACTGAGAATGTTTGGCACACCATCACCCTTGTCGCCAGTGATAATGTGTTCCATGAGTATTTCACTGGCAGGTTTATCAATCTTCACAAACTTCTTGCGGATAGGACTCCACTGTGATACGTTCTCCCACTTTTGTAATTGTTGGAAGTCGTGGTCAGCAGACACAATCAAGAATGGTTCAGCAGACTCAAACAAACCAGACTTGTCAGATGTCTGACTATACTCAGCGAGTGTGCCGATCACATCGTCTGCCTCTGCACCATTGACATCAATGACTGGATAGGGCATATACTCTGCCAGTTCTTGTTTGACTTGGCCGAGACACTCAAAGATAGTAGACCAATCATATCCACTATCTTCTCTCACTTTTTTGCGGCTTGCTTTGTAGTTTGGAAATACTTTTCTGCGCCAGTATCGGCGGTTATCACATGCGATAACAACTTCACCATACTCTTTGCCCCAACGTGTTCTATAACTGCGAATCGTATTGAGGATCATGTGACGCACCAAATCAAAATCAATCTCTTCGGTTTGTCGTTTGTTCAACTCAGCCATCAGATTACTGATACTGATTTGATTATAATCAACTAATATCATCTTCCATTCCCCACACTATTCCAAGATCGGGATAGTAAGTTCCTCTGTCCCGTTTTGGATTACCATCTTTGTCGTATGCCATTGCTACACAAGTGCGAACCATTCTTTTTTCCATGTTCTCACCATAGTAGTCAGCGATCCAATCACCGTTCTTTAGGTATGCCTCCATGTATGCAATGTAAGACTTAATCACGCATTCCTCAGATATGGAACCCTTGACACCTTGTCTTACCTGTTGTCGTAGGGCAGGCAACTTCTCTTTGTTAGCCTTTATCCACGACTTCACTTTGGCAAATGATAACGGATCGTCATCTGGTTTGGCCAGTACGTCTGGGTGTACATTTTTGTACGTTGGTGGGTTGGTTTTGGCACGTTTCTCTCGTGCCATTTTGAGACGTTCCGCAGCAGCGGCACGTTGTTCTTCTGACATAGGTTTGCGCCTACGTCTGGTTTTTGGTTTAGTTTGGGTGGCCATAATGGACTCCTTTGTATTACTATTATATAGTACCACAGAGGAGCCGCATATGTCAATAGGTTTTACTTAACAAAATGAATAATATTGTCAATGATTAGTGATCGCCACTGGGACTTTTCCACATCGAATACGGTAACGTGGGTATCTTTTTGAGTGCTAGTGCCACTAGTAGCAGGAACAACCGACTCCTGTAGAGTGGCCTTCACAACACGTTCCGTACCATCCTTCTTTTTGTAGAGAATATTAGCAGTACCGTTGACCAGCACATCAATCACCTCTTGTTTATTCATCGCAAACTCCATAGTTTTTTCTCCATGATTTCATCATATAGTTTAGTAGCTATTGCCTCGTGGCACTTTTCATCTGGGTGGCCACCAGGCATTTTTCCAACAAACGATGGATGAGTTTTGTTGAGGAACATATCACCAAAGTCTGTTTGAGACATCTCCGGCATAGACTTGACCGAATTAATCTTATTGTATATTTTATCATATAATTTAGTTTCACGCAAGAACAAATAGTATTTTTCTTGGATTTTTTTATCCATGCCCCAAAACTCTTCTCCATCACAAAATAGATCGATGATCTGCATATACCTGTTGCCTTCTCTTATATACCTAGAGAGTGCCCCACATGTTTCTGATTCTTCTACTACTTTCAATCCATCCAAAACCACGTTCATTAGACGCAAGTTACCTAAAGCATCCCACATGTAACAAGGAATTCTTTTAGCACGGAAAAAATAAACGAGCGATTCAACATATCTCAAAGTATCTAAAACTTGATGTATTGGAGAATTGAATTTGTGATTGCCAATCACTTCTGTTTTCATATTCACAAAATGTCTTTGTTCTATGTTTTCTGAAAACAAACTTTGTATGCTATGTTGATTCCAGTGTGAATACTCCTCTATGACTGGATCAAGGTCATCATCGTCTGGACTGTAGACACCACCCTTTGCCCACTCATTGAAATCCCCATCGGTGTGGTGACCCCTGACCCCATCACATTCTTCACATGGGTATGTTGGTTCCCACAAATTTAAAAATCTTTCATTGATAGGAATTTGAAATCTCTCTGGGCCAGTCAATTGAATAACTGCTATCCCATCGTATTCAATGTTTTGTGGTTTGTTGAAAAAATCAAGAGTCGTTCTCCAAGTTCTTGGATTTGATCCTGCTCCCCTTGAAATATTTACTACACCAGTGTTTAATTTTTGAGACAAAAGAGTTGACCATCTCTTCTCTCTTCTATACTTCGTGTCTACCCACTGATACGGTTCCTTTTTTTCCGTGTCATAATATCGTGTCTCTTCTCCCAACTCTGCTCCCAGACTAATGGAACATCCATTGACAAATAATTTACTCATCAGTTTTAGCCTTATCGATTAACCAACCGAGTTTTTTCCTTAGTCCTTTATCTAGTCTTCTAAATTGATCTACTTCGGAGTTGGTCAGTTCTACTTCCTCTTTATCAGACATTTCCATGCCGTAGTCTGGTATATCTTTGATCAAATCTTCCTCTTTCATAAAAGTTATACTCTCACCCCTCCTTTGCATGAATGTCATGTTTGCTGAAACAACCAGAAGAATAGCGAGAGGATCGAATACCAAAACAATAAGGATAATAATCCAGCGGACAGCTGCATCAAAATGATCTTGTGCTTCGTCTCCATAAATTAACTCCGCAATGTATTTTAGAGGCCCAACTTCCGCCTCAAGTGATAACTGTTCTTTCTGAAGTGGTAAGAGGGCAGTTTGTGATTCTTCAATAGCAGAGTACGCAGCAGTGATCTGCTGGTTGAGACTGTCCCTTTCCTCTTTTTGCGAATTCCGTGTCGCAATCGCACCCGTATCACCTCTAATTCTGTCATATTCAATGAGCGTTGCAACTGTGGAGTCAAGTTGTTCCAGTACTGTTTCTGCGTCTTTGATAATCGTTTGCTGATACGCAATGCGGCGTTCCAAGGTCTCGATCTGTAATTCATTATTTCCTCCCGCATTCACGGTCTGTTCAATGTGAGCCTTTGATAAGAATCCAAAGATTCCTATACTAGTTACAATGGATAGTACTACCACCGCAACAGTAAAGTAACTTTTGAGTAAAACTCCGGCGGTACTCCAGTTTCTATACAACCAAGATGCAGTGACCAGTTTTGCTACCTCTAGTACTGCACCCATAGTCACAATCTCCGCAAAAACTGCGGGGAATATAGCCGTTAATCCAATTATTGAGAAGTAACCAGCAACTGCGGAAACGGATAACGCAGAAAAAACTAATAGTAGTAGAAATGCCATTAAAAGAATTTCGCCTCTAATTCTAAAAGATTATCAAACTTACTCAAGTCATGTATGTAGTCATTCACTTCAGATGATAGTTTTGGTTTTGGCGTTGGTATCAAAGGACTGTCATTGGGCATTGATACGACATCAGAGTAATCCAAAACTGTAAATTCGGATAAGTCTTTATGCAACCCATAAAAATTATAAACGGTTGTCATTCTATTGAGAAAAAGTTCTCTCACACTTTCTTTGTTTGTGTCTGCCATAGAGATTTCCGAGTCTGGCATCTTGTCACCTTCTTCCCATTGCCACTTCTTTGTGATATGACAAATAGCATAGGACTTCCATTGATCAACAAGGGGTCTCTTTATATAAACTTTTTCGTGATCATAGATGTCAGAAAGTCCATATGTATGTTCATACCCTTTACATATTGCTTTCCTGCCGTGTCTTTCGATGATATCAATATTGTGCATAAAGTTTTCTGGAGACTGCAAAAAACAATTTTCAAAGAATACTCCAGGCAAAGTCACTTCTTCAAACTGGAGTAGAGGAAATATATCATCTTTTTGTTGTCTAAAACTGGTTCCACTGTAAACCGTGTCACCAAATTTTCTTGTATTACTTCCCGACCAATCTAAGTTCTCCGTTCCACCATATAGCAATGGATCAGATTTGCACCTAGAATAATGATAGTGCCAAGAACCGTTTCTTGGGCCACCGAATATAAAAACATGATTTGTCACTTTGGTTTCCACTCCACTGGTGTAAATGATGTTAAGTGACTTCGCCTCAATCTAATGTTCAACATGTCGTTTAGACATTTATCGTCTTCACGTTGTTGCCACTGTAACAGGAATTCCTGCATCTTTGCGTGGGACTTCTGATCAAACTCGGCGATAGTCTCTTTCGTCAACTCACCTTCATACTCTTTTACTATTGTAGAACTGCCATAATATTTTTCATACAAGTTTTGTGGTTTGCATGAGTACCCGATATAATATCTGCCATCGGGAAAGTATGTGCAGTAAACTCTATGTGTCTTCTTTAAGGAAGGCTTTCTCTTTCTCTTCTTCGTAGTCATAACCATCTGGTAACTCTTGCACTGTTGAGTTACTATTTATGGTCTTGCCATCACCCCATAATCTTTCAAAGGCCTCTTCTCTTGGCACTTCTTTGATCTTAGGTTTCTTTGTATAGTTTTTTAGTTTTGACATTTTACTATCCACAAATACCAAAGATGTCGGCTACCCTTTTTGGAAAGTGGTTCATACTGTTTTGCCAACTCTAGATTGTCGTTAAGTTCTGGAGAGAATGGTACTAACTTCTCGTATACCACTTCCCAAGAATTAGGATACATCGCATCACAAACTCTTTCTATTGTATCTTGGTCACTGAAAGTACAGTATGTGAAATAAAATTCTCCGCCAGGTTTCAAAAAATACTTAGATCGTCTTATTGCTTCAACAATATACTGACTGGAATGACTGGGAACACCATCTGGAAACCAATTGGTTACGTCAACAATTGGTTGGTCTATGCCACTAACATCACTAGCAATAACATCGTATGAAGAGTCCAACGGCACCTCTTCAAACATATCACTCTTGATTACTGTCATATTCTCGACATCATTCCTTGCAATGTTTTCTTCTGACAACCTAATATGTTCTTCGCTGATGTCAATGCCCACAACAGAGTTAGCACCACGTTTGGAAAACTCGATACCGATAGCACCAATCCCACATCCAACATCCAAGACATCCTTTCCTTCAACTGGAACAAACTTAGCAAACTCTTTGCTAGTAGTTGTTGGACGAAATGCATTTTCATTCCACTCCAATTCATTATCAAAAAAATCTATAATCATTGTCTTTCCCTTAAAGTGTTATAGAAACTATTTTTGAATCTTGGTAAGATGTTATTTCGTAATTATTTTGTTCACAAAACTCATCAACCGCCCTTTTTAAATCATGCCACTGACCACAGTTGTAATCATCGATAGCAATTACACCACCAGATCGCATACACTTAGACCAATAATCAAGAACATCTTTTGTTTCTTCATACGAATGAGAACCATCATAGAAAACTATGTTGGGTGATCTATCCGGCGGGGTGTCCCATTTACTCCACCTATGTACCATAAATGTAATATCCCTATTCAGAATATTCTTGTGTATTTCTTCAAACTGTTCTTGTGGAGTGCTTCTGTTTCTAATAACCTCTTCTTTAAAATTATCATCTAGACCCAGTTCTTCAATCATCTCTTCCGTTGGGCCTTGCCAACCTTCACACACATCTACTGTTACGATGTGATGTTCCACTCCCTTCAGTGCATCATCAAAGGTTACTGCACTCTTTCCGTACAATGTCCCAATCTCGTAGACAAAAACATATTCACTGTCTTTAAATTTAGAACATATATTATATATAGCGGCAGAATCAGCCGGTAACATAAAACCACGGATATCATTCATAGGATCAATTGTCTCTTGTTTAAATGATGTATCGTGTCAGACCATGACATCGTTGTAGATATTTGTAAAACGTAAGAATCTTTATCCCCATGATATGATGCCTTGTGCGGCACAGAAGCATTTATTAAACAAGGATAATGGTATGTTATGTGTTCATATGTTTCTTCATCTACCTGATGCCAAATATCTCTGGCATCCAAAAAAAGAGGAAAAGTAAAGTTCACATGTCTTAACTTATTATCGACATGCAAATCTGTTTTACTGTTTGGGGGAGACTTTATCATGGCAACATGAGACGGTTTGAATCCATACCTAGAAGCAATCTGTACAGAAGTTCTATGGTGTCTAGGTAAAACCAAGAGATTATAATTTTTTCCTTCTTTTCCACCTTTGCGTACAACACCGTTTTCGTCTATCTCGTGATCGTACCACTCAGAGGATAATGCTATATTTCGATAAGTTTCTAATTCTTCTTCGGTTACTAAGTTTTTGATTCTATACAAGAACATTCTATATTACACTTTCTCAAAAAATCTAGACCAGCAGAACCTTTCGGATAAGGATGTCTCCAAAATACATTTGATACACCAGACTGATAGATCAACTTGGCGCAGTCAATGCATGGTTCGTGCGTAGTATATAAAGAAGCACCAACACAACTTTCATTTGATCTAGCAACCTTTGCGATTGCATTTGTTTCTGCATGAAGTACTTCTGGTTTGGTTACGTTATCAATTTCACATATGTTGTCCCACCCGCTGGGCATACCATTGTATCCGATACTAATAATGCGATTGTCTTTTACAATGATACACCCAACTTGCAGTCTTTCAGCGGAAGACAGTTTAGCGTATACTTCTGCTGCTTCCATGTGTGCATAATCAAATTTATTCATCACCAGTCTATATAATCCTCTTCATCTTCAAATTCAAGTTCACGTTGATTGGGATCATAATAGTCGTCCAATCCATCGCCACAAAAAGTACAATAAGTTACTTGGTAGTGATCTTCTGACATATCATGTTTTACATGGTATGTTGCTTCGCATCTGTCGCACTCAATGTATATCGGTCTCATGCTGCTGACCCCCATACATCTCCCCAGTCACCAGACAATGCACCACGGGCATAGTCTGTTGCTCTGTTCTCAAAGAAGTTTGTGTGAGTAGGAGCATTAATCATTTCCTCGACCCAAAGCAGAGGATTCTTCTTCACCTTGAAGATACCCTTCATACCAAGAGAGATCAATCTGCGGTCTGCAATGTAACGAATATATTTTTTAACATCTTCGTTTGATAGTCCCTCCATTGGGCCCATGGCAAATGCGAGATCAATAAACTTGTCTTCCAGTGCAACCATCTTTTCTGCAATGGTGTAAATAGATGACTTCAATTTGTCGTTCCACAGTTCAAGATTCTCTTCTACATATGTGCGGAACAGTTTGATCATAGACTCGGCGTGCATTGTTTCGTCTACAATAGACCAAGTAACAATCTGGCCCATGCCCTTCATCTTACCGTGTCGTGGAAAGTTCAACAACATAATGAAAGAGGAGAACAACTGCATACCCTCAGTAAACGCAGAGAATGCGGCAATGTTTGTTGCTACTGATTCCTTGGTGCCATTCTGATTTGATAGGTCTGTAAAGTAATCATGCTTATCACGCATTGCTTCATACTCAAGGAATTCATTGTATGTTGACTCTGGCATTCCGAGTGTTTCAATGAGGTGAGAATAAGCCGCAACATGTAATGCCTCTCTTGCAGCAAATCCTGCGAGCATCATGCGTACTTCTGGTTGTGGAAAATATGGCAGATAGTTTGTTACATAACCACCGGCAACATCAATGTCACCCTGCGTAAAGAAACGAAAGATGTTAGTAAGAAACGCCTGTTCTTCTTTTGATAATTTGTTTTTCCAGTCTTTTACATCTTCTGCCATGGGAACTTCAGTGTGCAACCAATGAGACTGTTCATGTTTCAACCACGCCTCGTATGCCCAAGGATAGTTGAATGGTTTGAAGTAAGTTCTTTCTTGTGTTAAATCGGTTTTCACACTCTCTCCTTAGAAGTATCTGTCCCACTCTGGGGACATAGAAAATTTAATTAATTCTTCGTAACCACCAACATGATAGTCATCGATATATATTTGCGGCACACGGCCCTCGGGTTGATGCTCTTCGACAAAATCCACTTCCATCCCCATTAAAAATCCTTTAGCATCAGAACAAAATTTACAGTCGTCTCTTGATAAAATTCTTACTTTACTCATTGCCGGTATCTACCTCTCCTATTTCTTTAAAACCCCATTCCCTCTCTTTACACCACCAACAACTATTACATCTACCTCTGTCACGTTCCGTACAACTATGTGTTATGGGCATTATAATATCAGCAATTCCTAAATCAAATCCCAACTTAATAGTTCTATCCTTTGTCCACGTTGCAAAAGGATGTGCTACATATTTTTTCTCTTCTTCTGTTGGTTCAAATCTATCGTTTGGTAATGGGTATCCGTCTGGCAACATATCTCTTTGATTCGGAGGATATGCGTTTTTAGCGTTTAAAATAAAATCGGCGTGGCCGCCCTCTATTATTTCATAAGCTCCACTTGTCACATAATCAGAAGGGTTTTCACTATCGATACTACCAACTATGGTAGTTTCCATAACAGGAGTATTTAGGAATTTACAAGTTGCATCAAGTACCTTGTTGGCATAATAAACTGCGCCATCTAACTTTGGTACGGTAAAAGGAATGCACTCCTGTCCCCGTGTATTACATGTAGCTTTTGCGATAGTCCATAGACAAGCACTATCCCACCCCCCAGAAACAAGTACAGCAATTCTTTTGTCTCTTGGGATAAGATTACTTATACCAAACACGCCTTTCAGTGATGACATCATCAACCCTCACATGCTAAACATGAGTTTTCATCAATCAGAGATTGCATATCAATCTCCTTGATTACTTCTCGTTCAATCCTCTTTGATACTCTGTCTGCCTTACCTAGTTTTTCTGATCGGCAGTAGTAAAGTGTTTTCAAACCGTGTTTCCATGCCAAGAAATGTACAGCATGTAGATACTTGATGTTTACATCTGGACGGAAAAATAAATTAAGTGACTGTGCTTGGTCAATAAATGACTGTCTATCTGCCGCATGTTCGATTACCCATCTCTGGTCAATCTCCATCGATGTTTTGTAAACATCTTTCTCCCAATCACTTAGAAAGTTTAGATGTTGTACAGACCCATCGTTTGCAATTATTGACGACCAAGTTTCGTCATAATCGATTTTTGGATTTTCTTCAATTTTATTTTTAATGAGATTGTCCAAATGCTTATTTTTGTTGAGATACGCACCGCTAAGTGTGTCCTGACGGTAGGCGTTAGCCCTATAAGGTTCAATAGACGGTGAAGTGTTACCCATGATAATACTACTACTAGCATTGGGAGCGATAGCCATAACGTGGCTAAATCTTCGTCCTGTGCCTGTTGCATCAGGCGCTTCACCTCGGTCTTTACCGAGTTCCAAATTTGCGTCATCTAACTTACTCCTAATCAGTCTGAATATTCTTAGGTTTGTCCCCTTTGCAGTGGGACTTTCCCAAGGGATATTCTTTTTCTGCAAATATGCATGGAATCCCAACGCCCCAACACCAATACTTCTTTCACGCATTGCAGAAAATTTTGCTCTACCAACTTCTTTGGGTGCATTATCAATAAAGTATTGTAACACATTGTCCAACATCTCTGCAATATCTTTTAGAAAATTGTTATCCTTAGACCATGCATCATAGTACTCCAGATTGACTGAAGATAGACAACAAACCGCAGTTCTTTCTTTATTGGTGGGAAGAATAATTTCTGAACAGAGATTAGACTGGTGAATCTTTAGACCCAATGCCTTTTGAAACTCTGGCAAATTCCTATTACTGGTATCAACAAAGTGTAGATATGGTTCACCTGTCTCCATGCGTAGTTCAAGAATCTTTTGCCACAGTGCCTTCGCTGAAACCGTGTCACGCACTTCACCCGAGTGCGGGTCAATCAAGTTCCACCCGTCATCCGCCTCTGGGTCTGTCATGCAACGTTCAATCAGTTCCATAAATCGGTCACTGATATTAATACCGTGATGCAGATTTAGGCACCGCCAGTTCTGATCACCAGTGGGTTTACGCATCTCCAAAAATACAACTACATCGGGATGAGAGATGTCGAGATATGTAGCATAAGAACCACGGCGGGTACGACCTTGCCTGTAAGCCAAACAAGAGGCGTCATAGGTTTTAAGATGAGGCATGACACCAACAGACTTGTCATCACTAGCACGGATACCGAATCCAATACCAACCCCACCACCGAGCATAGACAACCAATTAGTCTCACTTAAATTCTCCACCAGTCCTTCTGCTGTATCATTAATATAATTGAGAAAACAAGAGATAGGCATACCCTTCTTCGATCTACCGAAAGACAGAATGGGGGTAGAGTATGACAGCCAGTGTTTACTAGAATACTCATACAGTCTTTGTGCATGTTCTAGATTAGAACCAAACGTCTTACTGACAAAAGCAAATCTCTCTTGGGGAGATACTTCGTCATCTCGCATGTAACTTTCTTTGAGTCTTTGTATTCCAAGTTTGTCAAAAAGTTCATCCCGAGATAAATCTATCTGAATACCCATGCAGTCTTGTTTTGCCATTTAAATTTCCCTTAACCATCTCGTTGTTAGGTCTTGCTGAAAGTGCAAGCCTGGATGCATCAAATCTCTTGATGCCGCAAATTTTTCATTCTCGTTGTTTTTCCAAGCATTCATACCAATATGATGCCTTTCAACAGCAGATATGGTTCTCAATTCTATGTTGTGTTGGTGACACAGTTCACTGATTGCCATTAGGTTCTTCTGTCTTGATATATATCTCTCTACTTTATCGGCAGCTAAATCTTGTTTCCAAGATTCTGGTGACCAAAATCCAATGGGTTCAGCATTTTCATTGGTGAACACTTCCCTTCCTAATTGGCTGTTCTCCAAAAGTAAAACCATTTTGGGTTTTATAATCGGGAGCCAAGAATATAGAGCTCTAAAAGTGACATCCATTGGTGCAGTTGGCAGTCCCAAATTCCACACTTTTGTTTTAGTTTCCCACTCCAACATGGAAGGCCATATTTGAGTTTCGTGTAAACCAGTGCCAAACGTAAAACACTCTCCAGTTGCTACAATACTGTTTGGAGATTCATAAAACTCTTCATCACGAAATCCGTAACTATTCAGATCATAATTAATGGTTGTTCCCAACCACCCATATTTTTCTAGTTCGTTTTTTCGTTTTTCAAAGTTTTTATTGTACTCTTCCTCACTGTCAGTAGAAACCCAGTTCAATGTAATCGGACTTTTTCGATTATATGATTGGGGGTTGTGATATTTTATTTTATCTTCTACTCGACTAATGGTATCCTGATTATCCTCAGTAGATTTAAAAATTCTTTCAAAAGCTTTGTACCGAAAAAATTTTCTACTCATTTAGTGCCTCAACCACTTCTGGAAAATGAAGACCAATAATATCCCAACACTTATCAGCAACATCCATGTGTTCTTTCTGTGTTCCGTTTGCACGGCGGAGTTCACAGTAATGAATCCAAGATCGCAGTGAACCCGCCATATAGAGTGTTGTTTCAGTAAGACCCTCGGGCAAAACTGCCCTAGCCTGTTCCTTTGCAATACCCTGATTCAGAGCCCACTGATAAACTTCTTTGATCTTGTTCACCAATTCATGTTGTTTCATATTCCAAGCTTCTGCCATTCGTTGTTCTGGGGTTGATTCCCCGTGTTTGGTCAGAGTCTTTTCAATCGGAATACTATTCTGCCTGTTCTTGGGGTCTTGCAATCTTGCTGGACGAGTTATAAAACTCTCGCTCACGGCATACCTTTGACTAAATTCTTGAAAACTAAAACTTCTATGTCTCAAGATTTGTCGTGCAATATCACGGGTAGTTTTGATTTCCATAGTAATGTGTACCATTTCAAATGGAGACCAGTGATTGTTTTTTGCAAGGTATCTCAACAATCTAGGAGCAGTTTCCTGATTGTTTTGATTTTCTGGATTACTTACTCGTGCAACATAGGAAACCAATTGTCCTGCTGTTTCACATCCAGTAATTGCAGAAGGTTTAGAGAGACTGACTAGACTCACATGCGACATAATATACTATCCTTGACTTAGTTTTTAGACTTGGGTGCAGCCTTCTTTTTGGGTGCGGTCTTTTTCTTGGCGCCTGGTTTGCGACCACGGCGAGGTTTACCTTTAGCAGCGTCAACCACATCACCCGCCTGATCTACAACAGCAGCTGCGGCATCTTTAACGTCTGCGAGTTCTTCCTTGACTCGATCAACACGATTTGCAACTTCTGCTTTTACTTCAGCAACAGTTTCCTTGGCTTCTGCAACGACATCATCAACCTTGTTTTTGACATCCGTTCCATCAACCTTCCCATCTTGGTTGTAGTCGAAACCCATCCACCAAGCTTTTACTTTATTCCAAAACTCTTTCATGTTATCTCCTAACACTTTTTCCATTGATTGAATTTAAATTTGGCAGACAGTCCACGGTGAGTATTGTTGTTCACTATTTCCTGTACGTCCAAACCATCTCTTGCCATATCATTTATATCTTTTTGAGATATACTTTCTGGCCAAATTACAATATTGTAATTTTGATCTACATATTTTTCGATCAATTTACAAACTTCCTTGTTTTTCGGTTGGTTATCAAACACAATCCGAATCTTTTCGGGATCAAATCCAAAATCCCCAATCTTGCCAAATGAAGTACCAGCACAAGCAATACAGTTATCTAAAAATAGAGAATCCAACGGGCCTTCAACAACCGTGATCATTTTATCCTCACAAACTTGTTCTAAACCGAATACAGTTGGAGCTTCTTCTCTTACTTTGACTAGGATATATCTTAACGTTTCGCCACGCATGGCACGCAAAGACACAGCAGTGAGTCTGCCGTGTCTGTCAAAGAACGGTATTGCTAATCTTGGTTCCTCCGTGACGATACTCGCCGCATATTTGTCATTAAGTTGTACGATATTTTTTATGTTGTCAATGAAGTAAAGTCTGTCCCATGCAGTTTTTGGAATTGACCTACTTTCAACATACTCGACAACCTCATGATCATATGGAAGAGTACTCACCCTGTCCATTATATTATCTATAAGATTTACAACCTTTGGCTCTGGTGGTTCGGCAGCAGTATCAAAGAGTTTGTGTCCGTTTGGTGTCCAGTTTGATCCAGATGGTTGCCACTGTTTTTTCTCGCCTTCCGTATATTTTTCAAGACAGTATTCTTTGTAGGACACTGGATCAAGTTGTTTCAACACGTTACCAAAGGATGCGCCATATCCACACTTGTGGCACTTATAGATCATGTTGTTTTCTTTACGAAAGAAGTATCCACGCATCTTATTTAGTTTGCGCTTGGAATCCCCACAAAAAGGACACCTCACATTAAAGAGATAATCATTCTTGCGCTTGAATTTCTCAAAACGATGAGAGATATAGTTTAAGTATTTGACATCAACGTATAACATAGGAGTATACTACTACAGATAGAGTCAAATGTCAATAGGATAAGAAACGTTTTCCTAATTTTTTAGATATTTCTAAATGCTCTAGATATGCTGGAAATTCTGGCACTTCAGAAGGAAGTTCGATGGTGTCTAATAATTTAAAACAAAGTCTTTGATTTTGTTTTCTAATAGTAAGGGTTTCTTTGTGTATTTTCTCCATACCAACTTCTTCCCTGAGTCTTTTTAGTTCCATCACCAAAGCACGAGCTCTTAGATATGGATTTGGTTCGTTGTCATAGGAATAATCAACGATATTGAGTGGAAAACGAAATCCCCATTCTATAAGGGGTTGCATCATAAAGCAATTTCCAAAGATCATTGGGAGGCGCATTCCAAGAAAAGGTTTCCAAGTCTTTTCTGTATAAAATGTAGCGTCATCGTGAGTCTCTACCACTAGATCGAATAGACATAGATCGTACCAAGGTGGAAACCTGTGAGTTTTTTGTTGATTTGAACCAGACCAAACAACTCTTCCTACGTCTTGCCGAATAGGTTCAACGACATCTCTGTAAATACCCTTTCCAGCAAAGGTCAAGTATTGACTTACACATTTGTTCCACAGCAAAAGATCGAAAATCATTTCTCGGTGGGGTCTTAGTTGACCCAACATGCATGTGTAGAGTTGAGCGGGGGGTCTTGTGGTTTGCCAGTATCTTTTGGGGTCGGTTGCGTCATTG